CATTGGCCGCATTCATAACGGTAGGCATACTTCCTCCTACGCGGCTGGCGCTGGTTGCGATCGGTATTCCACGAAGCAGCGTTGTATCCGGTTTTTCAAAATGGATCGCCGCCATCTTTTCAAAATCCAGTCTGTCTCCCGGAAGAAATCTTCTCTCAGGATAATACAGTGCATACTGGATTGGGAGCTTCATATCCGGTGTGCCAAGCTGTGCGATCACCGCACCATCTTTGTATTCCACCATAGAATGAATGATACTCTGTGGCTGTACGACTACCTGGATCTGATCCACGTCCACTCCGAACAGCCACTTTGCCTCAATCACTTCCAGCCCTTTATTCACCATGGTGGAAGAATCGATCGTGATTTTTCGCCCCATTGCCCAGTTCGGATGCTTCAGGGCATCTTCTACCCGGATATTCTGAAGTTCTTCTCTCTTTTTTCCTCTGAACGGGCCACCTGAGGCAGTCAACAGGATCTTATGCAATGCTTTCTCCGTGCTTCGTTCGTTTCTCAGTGCCCCTGCAAACAAGCAAGACGGGCAAAGAATCCTTCATAGGGGTATGGGGGGGGGTAAACCGTAGCCGGAAACGGTGGGGCACACATAGCCTACCTCCGAAAAAAAAAAAAATAAATTTAGTCCGTGGGTGTATTGTATTTGCCTACTGATTTTTTAGAATCTTGGATATTGGTTTGGCTGTTAGTATGCCTTATTTGTATTTATACAACGTTTATTTGCGTATTTTACCCACAGACCTAAGTATTTTATCGTCCGACCGAAATAAAATTAAAATTTTCGCTTCTATAATTTGGATTTTAGAATTTAGTTAGTACATTTGCGGTGTTGTTTAACTAAAAACTTGAATGATATGAAAGGGGATTTTGTTTATGGTTATTCCTTGTCGGTTAACGGTCGCAAGTATGCTATATCTGGTGTTAGTCCGGATAATAAGCTTGTTTTGCATTGTTTAGGTGCTAATGATATTGTTTGTGAATATTCGGGTTTGTCGTTAGGTTCTTCCCACATCTTTGTGAACGATTGCGGCCATGAGCTTTATGTTGTGGGCAAAGGTGACGAATGGCGTTCTTATTGGGTTGAGGGTTCTTATGTCATTGGTAAAAGTTTGCAGTACAATGTTATAAAACAGCAATAAAAGTTTACATTTTAGGGAAATTTTTCCTATATTTGCATTGGGATAATATTAAAATCGTTAACAAATGACATATTTATATCTGTTATCTTTATTAACACTTGTTGCATACATTGGTTATGCTTTGGAGGTATGCGGACTGCCTGCATCGCTTTCAGACACCTGCTACATTTTGAAGGAGAAGCACCGTCCTTCTTGGCTGTTTCAGCTTGCTATGGTTCTCTGTCCTATGCTTCTTGTTCCCGTATGGCTTGAATTGTCCTCTGAGAGTGTTCAGTTTCTCTCTTTCTTGGCTTGTGGCGGTCTGATGTTTGTCGGTACAGCGCCTTTGTTCAAGGAGGAGTTTCAGAGAAATGTTCACTTCGGTGGGACTATAGTAGCAGGACTGGGTACTACCTTGTGGCTTGTACTTTCCGGCATGTGGTATATACCTTCCGCTTTCTTCTTTGTGTCGGGCATTGTCATGCTGTTCAAGAAAAAGTGGCTGTTCTGGCTGGAAATGGCGTTGTTTGCGAGTGCTTATTCTGGATTGTTGGTTAAAATGATGTTTGGATGATGGAAAGGAAGCTGTTTGATGGATGGGGTCTGTTTATAACCAAAGACTTGTCCTATGTAGGCTTTTTCACGGATGATAGAGTTTGCTTGATAGATATAGGGGCTGATGGGATACAAATCATTGAGAAATCCGATTTCAAGGAGGACTATTTACTTTCCCCTACCGAGGAGGATATGGTTAAGTTCCGTGCCACTTTAGAAAAAGCTGGAAGTGGGTTTAGAGATAAGATTTTGGAAATAATGAAAAAAAATAGTTATGAATTTGAGTTTTAAACAAGCTATAGACCTTCACCAGTGCCTCCGCTACATTGAGGCTTGCCAAGAGGCTATATACGGTAACGGCAATACGAGTGACAACATAGAGGTCGGGGACGTATCTGTGACGTTTCACTTTGACGATGGCGAAACCTTTTTGGATAGCTTGATTGTTTCCGGTTCGGAGTGCAAGAAGGGTCGTATTGATGTTGAAGACCATTTAAGAGAATGATATGGAGTTATATTTAGAACCTATTTACCGTGACCGGAATTGCAAGGGGCAGTTCAACAAGGGTCACAGATTGAGATTTGGAGGGCGACCTTGTTCCGAGGAAACTAAGAAGAAGCTGTCGGAGATTATGAAAAAGAGGATAGCTGACGGTTCTACCAAGATGCCTCATTTTCAGAAGGCTGTAATAGTCATTAAGGACGGTCGTATTGTGGGTCACTACCCTTCCGCTACGGAGATGGCTCGCAGGCTGGGCATTACCAAGTCAATTATTATCCGTGTTTGCTTGGGTATTCGGAAAAGCTATCGTGGATGCAATCTTTTTTACGAGTGTGATTCAGATAAATGGATGAAACTAATTAAAGAATGAGATTATGAACATGTTTAATACGAACTCAACGACCGTCATGCAGTCCAAGTTGTTGTTTGGCTTGGGTATTGACCCTCGGACGGCAGATTTGACCTTGCACGACGAGGAACGCGACATACCTCTTTGGAGTATGATGCGTCTGATAGACATGATTCCCGGCTTTATTGTGGATGATGATGGTTATACATACTCATTTACCATAAGTAAGGGGACATACGTGTATAATCTGTCCTATACCCGTAAGACCAAGCATGGGGAGAAGACTTTAATCTCCTTTCACAATCCGGTAGACAGCTTTGGCGAAACGGTCATTCTGATTATCAAATGGCTGTTTGATATGAAGCTGTTTCCGACCAAATATATGGCGAAATACGTTAAAAAGAAATGAAGTTGACTATTTACTGGACTAAGGAGGCTATGCACAAGCCTTCCGATGGTTCACCAAGAATGTATGACCGTATTGTCAAACGCTTCGGATTCTCTGATTATATCAGCATTAATGGTGAAACACCCGTTGATGTTAAGGAGATTGACCTTCCGGATTTGAAGGTTGCCGAGGAGCGTGGCTACATACAGATAAGAAACAAGTGATATGAATGAATATGAAGATACACATGTAGTTGTTTCCGAACGGGAAGCACTAATATCCACTGTCAGCTATAATATTATGGCTACTAACGACCTTGCTTGTGCTACAGTGATATTTGCACTGTTTAGGTTAAGGAAAAGTCCCTTTTACCGCTTTCGTGTAAAGCAGTTGGCGAATAAGGTTGAGCTTGAAAGAAGTAGATATGAGAAGGTAATAAATGCTATGATGGCTGATTCTTCCGCTAAGTTTGCCGATTCCAATGATATTTTCATGGACGCTATTCAAGATGAAGTTGATACTCTGTTTAATTCTATTAAAAGTGAGTATAACAAGGCTTGTGTCGAGGATTCGGAGCTTTTCAGTTGGCTGGAAATGGCAAGGACTATGTGTGATTATAGTTGTTGCCAGTTGAAGTACCGCAGGCAGGAGATGATTGCCAAAGACCCTTCGTTCAAGAGGCTTAAATTTGCCCATTTAGACTTGAATAAGATGTCACAGCTAATGAATGAGCTTATGAAGGCTTTAGTTCCCGATGTGGATTTGAATACTGATGCGTGCAACAAGGCTATTCGGGAATTAGGAAAAAAGCTGATTGACCCGGATATTATTGCTAAGGCATTGTTAAGACAAGAATAACTAACCATTATAACTAAAAGTTATAGTATAAAAAATGTAAAAATGAAAGAAGTAACTAAATTGGTTCTACACCATGATTTGGAGGATTTGGTAAAATTTCAGACCTCAGAGATAAAGTCTATGTTTGAGATGTACTCACAAGCAGTTAAGGATGGATGTGAAGAAGACTTTGACTGTGCCATATCTATAAAGAAGGATATTCTGATATGTTTGAGTATGCTTAATGAAATATCTATGAGTGAAGATGATTTAGAAAAGAAGTTTGAAACTGCCATAAATTTGAATTAAAATGGACGTAAATAGAATTGAAGTAGAGGGAAATCTTACAAAAGACCCGGAATTGAAGACAAGTAAGAACGGTCAAAGTTTTGCATTTATTACAGTATGCGCAAGCTATCCTAAAGGCAAATCTCCTAATGTGGAATGGATTCCGGAGTTCTTCGATGTTACATTGTTTGGTGCGGATGCTGAGGAGATATGCCAATATGCTAAGAAAGGTAGTCGTATTTGGGTATCGGGTATGATGCGTTCTACTATAAACCAAGATACAAAGGTGAAATATTGGAGTATCATTGCCAACAATGCTCATGTTTTGATAAAACGTGGAAAGAAGGAAGCCGCTACTACTGGGCAGCAGCCAGCCCCAACCGTACAGCAGCAAATTAAGCAAGCTCAACAAGCAGCAGCACAAGCGTTTAATCAGCCTTCCCAAAATGACCCAGACGGATTACCCTTTTAATAAATAGATTATTATGAGGGAGTTGGAATTAAAATTTAACGGTAAAGGCAGTATGAAGCCTTTCCGTTTCCAGCAGATTGACAAGGGTAACAATGCGTACATCTACATGGTTGAGATTATTGAGAATCCGAGTGTACGATGGTATGAGGTATTCAGACGTAGGGAATGTAGCGACACTGATGTAGTTCTTAACGGTCAGACAGTTCATTACGAGGCAAGAGTTCTATATCCCACAGCTAACGATTTTGGTGTCAGTGCTTTTTGTTGTCAGACACTTAGCAGGGCATTGGAGCATTTTAACCGATGGGAGAATGGAAGAGAAGATTGATAGAGTTTTGGCTTTGCTGGAAGAGAACAATGAAATTCTTAAAGAAATCAAGTCTAAGATTGAGATGTCTGAATCAGAGGAGTGCGTGACTAAACGTACACTTCACGATTTCATCAACAATGTTGTTGCAGACCTCTTTGCGGATATGCTGTTGCAGCCTAAAGGCAGAGGTCACGTAAGTAGGGAAGATATTATGCAATTTATTAACAAAATGAAGTGATATGGAGAACAATTATGGTTACAAGGACGAAATTATATCGTCCAGAGTTGGGAATCTCGGTGGGTCAGATGCCCGTATTCTTGCCGCTATAGCCAAGAACGGTTGTGTTCAAAGAGCACAAGTAGAGCGTCTTGCCATTGCCAAAGGTCTGTATGAAAGACCAAACATTACTAATATTGCCATGCAGTACGGTGATTTCATAGAAAATATGATTTATGACAGCTTGGTGCAGGTGGATGAACGTTGGGAAAGCAATAAATGCTTTAGAAGTCAGAAGTACGGGCGTGAAGGACTTGGTTTGCTCGTGCATATTGATTTCTCTCTTTTTGACGAGAGTAGGGATAAGCCATTGCTCTTATGGGTCGAATGTAAGGCTACTACTACTGACATCGAGCAGACTTATAAAGATTATAAGGAACAACTTTATGTTGAGTATGTGCTTGGTAAGGAATTGGCAGAGCAGTTAGGTGCTGATTTCAAGCTTGAACTTTGCCACTATGATGCTTCTGTTATGTTTGAGGACGAATTTCAGCTACAGTTTGCCTTTGACCCCGATAAGATAAGCAGAAAGAAGGTGATATTCAAGAAGCCAGTATTTGATATTGCTTCTGGAATGGATATTGCCGCCCAGTACGTGTCCGAAATGACTGAATACAAACGTGAGGAAATAGATTGGGATTATTTGCCTGCCGAGGTTCAAGAACAGATGAAGCAAGTAAACAATATCCTTGTTTCAATAAAGGAGAAGCAAGACAGCATAGAAGAGTTTAAATCCCGTTTCTATGATTTCTTGTGCAAGAATGAAATTAAGAGTGTAAAGACCCCCTATTTCACTATTAGTAGAGTAGATGAAGCCATATCTATGCAATTCGATAAGGTAAAGTTTGCGTCTGAGCATCCCGAACTGGTTGCTGAATACCAGAAGGAAGTCAAGAAGAAAGGTTATGTACTGATTAAGACTAAGGAGGTGAAGGATGAAAAGTAAGATTATAAAGGCTGTGGGGAAAGAGATACTTTCTCTTGTCTGCATTATATTGTCTATAATTGGTGTGCTTTGCATAGGACATTTTCTTTACTCCATCAGTAATATGTTAGTATGGATAGTCTTAGGTATTCTTTTTTTAGGTTATATTGGCAGTGTAGTATATTCATGCATTGATGCTCCTGCCACTTCCTATTGGTACATTGTCTATTATCACAGTAAAGGTCAAGCTTCTTTGTTTCTGCCTAAAGAAGATGATTTTTTCAATGTGGAGTATTACCGTAATCTTATAGAGAAGGAAGCTGGGTATAGGGTTATGATTTTAGATTGGAAAGAATTTACAGAAGAACAATATCAATTAATTTTAAAAGAAAATGAGCGAAACGAGAGTAACGGGATTGCAAAGGCTGAATAGCTACATATCCCACAATGCAACCCAAGAGTATTTGAAAAAGGTATTGAGTGATAAAAAGGATGCTTTTGTAAGCAATTTGGTATCTTTAGTAGCTAACAATGCAAAATTGCAGGAATGTGAGCCGGCAACGCTTATGTATGGTGCTATTCGTGCTACTGCATCCGATTTGCCGCTTGACCCATCTTTCGGTTGTGCTTATCTGATACCTTACAAGAACAATAAGTTAGGTATTACGGAAGCGCAATTTCAGATTGGGTATAAGGCTTATGTGCAGTTGGCATTGCGAAGCGGTCAGTTCAAGTGCATTAATTGTACAGATGTACGAGAAGGAGAGCTTATAAACCGCAACCGATTGACGGGTCAGATAGACTTCAAGTTTGAACAAGACGATAAGAAGCGAAATGAACTTTCTATTATCGGATTCGTTTCTTACTTCCAGCTTTTGAACGGATATGAAAGCACATTATATATGTCAGTAGAGGAACTGAAAGCTCACGGGCTTCGCTATTCACAGACGTACAAAAGCCAGTATGCCAATGTACGTGACAGTTCCAAATGGGTAACAGATTTTTACGAAATGAGTAGGAAGACGGTTATTAAGCTGAACTTATCTCGCAATGCTCCTCTTTCCGTTGAGATGCAGAAAGCTATCCGTGACGACCAAGCTGTATTCCGCAGTGAAGATACACCGGATTATGTAGATAATGTTGGTGACGAGCCTTTGATTGACAAGGATAAAGCATCAAAGGTAGCAGCAATGTTTGATGATGCTAAAATAGTTGATGAAAACGTTGGTAGCAAGAAGTAATATGCTTATATTTGCACAGTAATACGTGACGTGCGTGTTGCGACCAACTTCATATCATTTGGGGAAGCCTCGGTTAATCCGAGGCTTTTTCTTTTGAAGTTTTAAAAAAGTTTGTATCTTTGTGGAAATTTAAAGCGAAATGATATGGGCAGAATTTACGTTGGTTTAGATAATGGTGTTTCCGGCAGCATCGGTATTGTCGGAGATGATATTGAATCTTTTTTTTGCAAGACACCCGTCAAGAAGGTGCAAGATTATACAAAGGCAAAGAAAGAAGTGTCCCGGTTGGATTACAGCAAATTCATGGAACTTTTTTCCAAATACAACAAGAATGACATTACGCTTCTGATGGAGCGTCCTCTTGTAAATCCAAGCCGCTTTGCATCTACTGCATCAGCGTTACGTTGCCATGAGGCAGAGCTTATTATGATTGAAGTAATGGGTATTCGCCACATGTTTGTAGATTCTAAGGAATGGCAAAAAGCACTTCTTCCCAAAGGCTGTAGTGGGGAAGAGCTTAAAAAGGCTTCTTTGGATATAGGAAACCGCTTGTTTCCACAGTTTGATAATATTAAACACCCAGATAGAGATGGCATTCTAATTGCAGAATATGCCCGACGCAACCACTTTTAGTTTTTTTACTTCATAAATTAGTTATTCGTGTAAGCCGTAGTGTTCCAATACATTACGGCTTTTTATTTGGACTTCGTAAAGTTCATTCGGTTCTCCGCGTGAATAGGGCTTACTTTGCACAAACCAAAACAATACTTGTATGGGAAAACCGAAGAAAGAAACAGTTAGGAAATTGAGGGGTCTTATGATATTAGACCAAATGGAAGATTATACTCCTTTACATAAGCTACACAATCTTTCCAACGAATTGATAGAAACAGTTTCAAAACCTAAAAAGAAGAAGTCCTTATGAGAATTATCAATCTTTATCAAGAAACACTCGGCATTGTAAGTGATTGTTGCAAGGTTAGCAAAGAGAAAATCATATCCTCAAAGAAGGAGGAATGTGTGAATGCTCGTTATATTCTTGTCAGCATTTTGGGAGAATGGTACACAGACAATGAGATAGCCGAGCTTACTGGCTTATCTCGTCCTTGTACAAATAAGATTAGGAATAAGTTCAAATCCCGTCTTAAACGTTACAATGTCAACTGCCAGTATCAGGAAGCTAAAGAAAAAGCGTTTGCGGTGTTTAGAAATGGCGATTAGTTACCAACTTGATACAAACTATTCTTTTAGTAACAAACTTCACCGTTAATTTGTTGTGCCCTAATATTGGGGCAATTAACAATTAAAAGTAAAGATATATGGAATCAAAAACAGTTGTGTACACCCCCGAAGCTGGTGGTGGTAACAGTGGAATGATGGCTATGCTTGCCCCTCTGTTGCAGCAGAAAGGTATTGACCCTAACTTGTTGGTTGCTATGAACGGTAAGAATGGCAATAACGGTTTTGGTGGAGATGGTTCATGGTTTATGTGGATAATCTTCTTGTTCTTCTTGTTCCCGTTGTTCGGACGTAACGGATGGGGTGGCAATGATGGCGGCTGTGGCGGTGGTGCTGGTGCTCCCGGATTGGCTGGTCTTATCAACAACGATAATGGTCGTGAGTTACTTATGAGCGCAATTCAAGGCAACGGTCAAGCTATCAACAATCTGGCTACTAACTTGAACTGTTCAGTAGGTCAGATTCAGCAAGCTATCAACGGTGTAAGTGCTAAAGTTGCAGAAGTTGGCTGTCAAGTAGGTATGTCCTCACAACAGATTATCAACTCAATCCAAGCTGGTAACTGTCAGATAGCTAACCAAATGGCACAGTGCTGCTGCGATGTGAAGGGAGCAATCCAACAGCAGGGTTACGAAAACCGCATTGCTACAATCAACCAGACAGATGATTTGAAGTCTAATGCTAATACTCAGTTCAATATTCTGGGTGCTAAGATTGACGCTCAAACTCAGATTATCAATGATAAGTTCTGTCAGCTTGAAATGCGCGAAATGCAGAATAAGATTGATACATTACGTGCTGAGAAATCGGCATTGGAGCTTAGTGCATCACAGCAAGCACAAACAGCTAATATCGTAAATCAGCTTCGCACTCCTGCGCCCATTCCAGCTTATTGTGTGCCGAACCCTAACTGTTGCTATGGCTATCCGTTTGTGAACGCCTATGCTACTGGTTATGCGGCAGGCGAAGGCTGTGGCTGCGGTTGCTAATAATCCATAGGGGGCTTTGTGTCCCCTATAATATTAACTCTTAAAATAAAGGAATATGACTACCTATTTTAACAATGGTGTTTCCGTAGCGAGAAGGGTAATTGTACCCAAAATAGACGTTGCAGGCATTCCCGTAATTGAAACTTCGGGATATGTAGAAACTACAGATGAAGCTACTCCTACAGTAGATTATGGAATTAACCCATGTATCTGGCGTGCCCTTCCAAACCGTACAGTAGTTCTTTGGAAAGTTCGTCACCCGGTTAGTACAGCAGGAGCTACATTACCCGTTAATGTAGTTGTTCCGATGGCAAACCGAAACAGTACAGTAGTTTCAGAGAATAGCAATGTGGGAACGACTAAAATTCCAGTTATAGACAATAAGTCTACGCAAGTTCTTGGGCACGATGTAACTGTTCCGCAAGGTACAGCCGCACCAGCGCCACAAATTCAAGCAGGATATACTACTGAGCATTGGGTCTATATTGACAAATGCTGTGGAATATTCAGACTTATGGGAGTAACGGCAATCAACAGTCCGGCAGGAGCTACAGCAGCTACTCAGTCTGCATCTGCTTCATCGGCAAAGAGTAAGTAACAATTAAAAGTTTAGACTATGTTTGGTTCATTAAAGCAAGGGAATATTTGCTATATTCTTATCAAAGGTGAGAAACCAATATTGAAGATAGGAACGGTTGAATCCGTATCTAATCCTATGCCTAAATATCCTACCTATAATCCTTCTGTACCTTTTGGAGCACAGCAGGAAACAGTTATAGATGCGAAGATAAAGGCTGGTGAAGAGGTTATGGAATTTCAGAAACTTCCTACAAATGTGGAGGTATTTACCTATCCTAATGCTATTGTATCGGACAAGAAGGAAGCAATTCTTTCAGAGGTTGAGAATATGATTCAGACCAGCCGTCAGATAGTGGAAAGCAGAGATTACCATCAATCTGTAATAGAAAGCTGCGATAATATATTGAAACAACTCAATCCTCAGTTTGCCAAAGAGAAACAGCAGGAAGAGAAAATCGGTTCTTTAGAATCGGAAGTTAAATCTTTAAAGGGTGATTTGAATGACATCAAGTCCCTGCTTCAAGAACTGAATAGTTCTAACAGAAACAGTAAAACAACATCTAAAACGTAAATAGTATGGGAATGATAGAAATTTCTCAAAGAGGTCGTGGTGGTGTCAAAGATGCCTACGATAACTTCAAGGAAAGCATGAAGTGCTTGAAGGAAGACTTTGAAACCCTTTTGGACGAAATGGAAGAAATGGGTGAACGTCGTGAAGATTACGGACGCGAGTACGATAGAGACTACGACCGTGATTATGACCGGGAAGACCGTATGAGCGAGCGTAGAGGTCGCCGTCGCCGTCGTTGATAATGTAGTAGAGGGGAGGAGATTATTCTCCCCTTTTGTTTAACTAATAAATATTCAAATTATGAAGAATGTTCCTTTTGATGTATATAGCAATATCCCCGAAGGTTTAAAGACTTATCTTGCTACTAATGGAATGAATTTCAGCAAGAAATTATATGAATTTGCCGTTTCAATGATGAAAGGTAGACAGCCCGTCACTCCATTGTCTAAGGAGGAGGTTTACGCTTTGATGAAGAAGTATAACTTGACCTTAGAAAACGATAATGGCTATAACGCATGCTATATTTTTGCAATGGCAAAATCTGATTATCTTGGCTCTTCATTAGCAAATGAACAAGTGCTTTGCAAATTTGTGCAGGATTACTTAGGGGATGCAGATGGCAGTCCGGAAATGGCTTTCCGTTATTTCTATTCCCTATGCTCTGCTAAGGGAGTTGTAATTAATTGGGAAGATATGCTTTAATCTGCATATTCAACTTTATATTTCATTAGGGCATTATAAACCTCTATATTTATTTTGCCCTCTTTGAAATATTTATCAGCGAGTTCTTTGACGTACTTTTCTTTTTCAATTTTATAGGCATTAAAAGCTTCAATAGGAGTTTTAAATATCCCAATATGTTTTGTCTTATTATGTTTAGTCATAATGGCATAATAACTATTATCTCTAAAAGTCACGCCTATAGGTAGATTGCCTCTTTTTTTTTGTTATTTAGCAATAATAGATTGATTTCTTCTGGCACAAAGCAGCAAGTTTCTGGAGAATATACCTTGTTCCCCTTTACCAAGATGTCTTTGTCTAAGACATAGCCATCAACATAGTTTTCATCAAACCAACGCTTGAAGTTAGATAGATAAGTCCACTCATTGCAGACAGAGCAATTTTGATAAGTGGGGAATTTAGAATGATATTTTTTACTATAGCATCTGTTCATCATGCTATGCCAAACCTTGTAGCATTTATCATTGGTATTTATCTCTATATCATTAATTCCAACTCCAGATACTAAAGAATACATAGAACATTTTAAGCATCCTTTGCCACTTAAATGACTATTTGGTGTTTGCCAAAATTCTCCATGTTTAGGACAAGTGATACAGACTTTAATAGAACTTTTTTCGTATTTTACTTTAGAGTAATCATATTTATCTCCATGAATGCTCTTAGCTTTTGCAATAAATTGAGAAGTTGTAGTACGTTTCATAATTAGCTGATATTAATAAGTGCTGATAAAAAGAATAGAGGAAGGTGTATCAGCTTCACCTTATCGAACGGTAGCTACTCCGTCCTATCCTCTGTACAAAAATACTAAAAAAAGATGAAACGACAAGAGCTTTATATCGAAAAATATGATTGGCATATATTGCTGTTCTTGGACTACAGTTGTGATTATTTGGATGAAGTCTTGGATGCAATGGATAAGTTGAAATGTGGCAGTAAAAGTTATGATATTGCTTATGACAACTTGTCCTCTTGCAGCATAAATACTGGGCTTACATTCAGTGACTACATCAGTAGGACATCTGTCATTGTAATTAGTATAACCAACTCTGAAAAAGAGTTTCTTAAATCATATCACCATGAATTGGGACATTGTGCCGTTCATATCTGCCAATTCTACGGTATTCCATTAGAAGGGGAAGAAGTACAGTATTTAGGTCAAGATTTGGTAGATAGGACATGGGACATAGCTAAGATTTTCTTATGTGACTGTGATTGTTGTAAAAATAAAAGAAATGAAAAGAAAAGAGATTTTGAAGGCAATGAAAGCCATGAAAAGTGAGAAACCGATTAATTCCATGTATAGAATGATACCTAAGTCACGCATGGACGAGTTTAAACGCTTCGCAGCTATCTTTGGATTTACTGAGGAGAATATAGAGAATATCTTGTCAAAGGAAAAAGAAATGGTGGGCAAATAACCCACCACAACTTTGCATTTGAAAATTCAAGTAGGCTTCTTCAAGCTTACCATACTTTTAACTATCATCCATTTATCTCGGTAAAAGCTGTTGGATGATATAAGTTCCTGCATGTTTGATATTCCCTGATATATACTACTTGTAACAAATATAGCATCATCAATAGATACTTCTTGTGCTATTGTTTCATAGTCTTTTTTACAGACTTCTCTTAATACATACCAATAGAACCATCTTGCATAAACTATATCTTTACTTCTGTCTTTAGAAAGCATATCAGCCCTATCTACACCGAATAGGCTGGCGACAAAATATGACAATGAAATTTCCCAATTCATATCATATTTCCTAAGAATGTCACACACTTCTTTGAGTGTCTTGTCTTTCATATTGATAAAATCGTTTTTAAGTTTTTGGCAATTCATGGTTTTTCTCTTTCATTATCTGGTTAATTCTCTTTATCAAGGGTTGTTCAGTAGTTCTGCTTACAATCATACATAAGGATTTCATCTCTTTTGTTTCCCAGCTTGCAAGTAGTTCAAACCGAAAGGATGCAAGGTAAAAATATCCCTTATATGAAACGTTTGGGAAAGGTTTTCCGGTATAAAAGGCATTGCATTCTATGAATGGTCGGGGTTTAATGTCATTGAATGTACAAGTCTTTTCATCAAACACCTTCTCTATGGCTCTTTGCACACAGATAAATGGTTTTCCCTTATCATCTTTCCAAAAAGTAGCATTTACATCAAAGTGAATACCTTCTACATTCAGCCAGCCAGCTAATCCTTTCGTAGTGTTCTTGACATGACCTTTATTTCTCTGATTTCTGAGCTCCATGAGATTTATTTACAAGTTATACAATTTGTATTCTTAACGGTGTTGCCACTACACCTCTATCGGCTATTTGCCAGAGGCGTTCACCGACTACTTTTCTTAAAATTCCTATTGCTCCGTTTAGGTCAGCGTTTATCAGTTTGCCCGATGCGCTACGGAATAGACCTCTCTTTATACGCTTTCCCATATAGTTCTCGTGGTGGCACATGGCTTCGTCTGAATAGTGGTCTGTCTTGGAAGTATAGCTCTCTTCCGTGACTATAACCTTAATCCCAACTTCCTCGCACTTGTACTGTATCATGGAGATTAACTTCTCAAAGGGAATACTCACAAAGTTCTGATTGTTCACCTTTCCCATATTACAGTTCTGCTTCCAATCCTTGTTGTTTCCTATCACAATATTCCCAATGTGGTTATCCTTGCAATAGTTGACTATGAATCTTGAAGCTTTGTGCATATAGTCGTGTACTTTACAGTTCCTTTTTAGAGTTAACCGTCCGATACGTCTACTCATTCCTCTGCTACCTATCAAACTCATTAGGAAAGCCCTACGCTTATTAAAGAATTGGTTCATGGACTTTAGCGGTCTGCCATTAATGACAAAACAACGGTTGCGTTGTGGGTCAAATGATGTGGCAAGATTGTCAAGTCCTAAGTCAATACTTAGATAAGCTGTATCGTCTAATTCGGTGGCTTCTTCTTTCTCTTTTTCATAAACTACTTCTATTATGTGGCAACTGCACTGTGGGATTATCCTCACTTGGCACAAGTTATCCACTTTGGTTCTTATTGGTTCTATCCCGGCACGTTTCGGGAAATGGATATATCCGTCCTTCAACTTACACTGCTGGTTGGTAAATACCACAATGTTGCGTCCTCTCGTTTTATGCTTGTACTTGGGAAGTTTGGGACGGGCTTTCAGTTTGTCCTTCACCTTGCAGAGTTTGAAGAATCCCTTCCAATTCTTGAAAAGTATCTTTATAATCTGCTGACTTGTCTGTGAAGGTAAGGCTATATAGTCCGCTTGTTTATCTTTAGCGAGCATGGTGGTAACTTCATATTCCGACAAAAGCTTCTTGTTCTGCGTAAACTCTTGTCTAATAAGATAGTTTACGTAGTTGTACAAGTTCTTGGATAGAAAGCAGAGTTCATCCAACCGCTTGTTGCCTATTGCTATATGTCGCTCTACTCGCTGCATGTATAAGTGCCTTAAATATTACTTTCTATGTAAAATTCCATAGCCATACAAACTAAAATCTAACCTTGCAGGGTCAGAAGGAAATACTTTTTTTGCAAATTCAGTTACTTTTATACAAGTCTTTCTTGATTCATCTACTTTGGGGATAATTCCAAATTCAACTGCCGACTGCAAAGAATGTGTATCACAAGGAACAAGAAGCCGGGAAGGAGAAAGAGTTTTCCATAATCCAATGTCAACTACACTATCTTTCCTTATCATCCATCTAAGCAGCATATTTACTCTTTTATTTGCACAATTACTGTTTGGGCTGGGTATCATTGTTTCACCATGTAATAAATGGCATAATCCTTGGCAATAGTAGGTACATTTCTGCGAATAAGTAACACGTCCAAGAGCATCTTCAAGATTAGGGTACTTCATGTATATGGAATGAAGTTTATCACAAAGGGAAGCAAAGCAATGCCAAGAAGTCATACGATATAAGCTCGTATAATTATCCTTGTATTTATTCCATTCCACGCCATATATATATTGAAAAGGCTTATTCCCCATTATCTCTGTAAGAATATAATCTATTTTGGGAATGAATACTGAACGCCTGCCATAAGCAAGCCAAGCTGCTATGACTGCCGCTACTTCGATGTCTTTTCTATCCTTAAATCTTCGTGGAAATTGTATAGGGTCAGACTTGATAAAACTCTCTACCTCATACTTTTCTGCAAGGTCAATGTAATCTCTAAACTTCATATTCATATCAATTTGTTATGTGCAAAAATAAGGTGTTTTTTTGAAAGCACCAAATATCTGGCTACCAATTTGATACAAACCTTAGTTCTTTCAGAACTTGGTATAAAATACTTCACGAAGGGAACTACGCCTCTGCCTTAGATAGTAAATATCTGAAACTTTCTGGTGGAACATTGACGGGAACACTAACTGTTGGAGATACTTCAACTTCTGCAACAGTAGCTACCATTAAATCAAGTAATGCATCTGGAACTTATATTCTATTTGTAAATGGTACAACACCTACAGTTGAAGTAGGATATCATGCGACTTATGGAGCTTACCTATACAATGATAAACTTGATAGCCATCCTACATTATGTTTAGGATTAGCTGATAATTTAAGAAATGCTATAATATACAGATATGCAGGAGTTAATTATAATGTATGGCATTCCGGAAGTCTTAAACCATACCAATTCACTAATTGGGCTGATACAAGAAGCGTAAATCAAGTGCCTAATGACTATAATAATTTATTTATTATGAGAGGCATTAAGAATTTAACTACTATTGGTCTTTCAGCTGGTGGAAGTTATGCAACTGTATGGGGTTGGAGAGGATGGCTGGATAGAAGTGGAGGGCATGCTTGGGAAATAGCTTCAACTAATGAAGATTTATATACTCGTCACGGAGAAACTACTTCTTGGACTTCGTGGGCAAAGATACTTAATAGCTCCAATTATCAAAACTATCCAAATACAAAAGTAGGAATTAGCGCCATTTGGCTATACCCAGAAAATAGTAATGAGATTAACTTTGGAGGTACAGATAGTAGTACTGCCATACATTTCGGATATACTTCAAAAGATAATAGACCAAGACCTACTGAATATCATTTTGGGCAAAATGATGCAAGTTTACATGGGAAATATTTCCAGTCACATATACCTACTGGCACACAGCCGTTTCAGTGTGTATCTACTACTACATGTACGAATTTAAATGCGGATATGGTGGACGGGTATCATGTTAATGATTTAACTAAAAGGGTTTTTATCGATGGAATACCGGGAGGAGCAGGTTCTAAATGGATAAGAATTGGTGTTTTAAAATATCCGGGTGCAGGAGATTCTAACACTGTAATGATAACTATATCAAATTCATTTTCATATTCTATGAATAGGTCTGTAACTTTTATAATATCATTGACACACCACAGTTCTAAACCTATAATAACACAATTGAATGGTTATCCTGCTCCATTTTCAAAAGTAAGAATTTTAGCTCCTAAAGATAGTAATGGAAGTTATATATATGGTGATAGATATGTAGACATATCCTATTCTACTTCAACTGCAAGTGGAGCAAGTAATACTATTTATTTAACTGCTATAAATCTTAATTATAATAGCAGATATCATTTTGTTCCCAATAAAAACTTTGTAGATGGAACAACTATTCCTTCTAATTATGATGAAATATGGAATTTTCCTTTTACTGCTGGCTTAGGTAGTAATGCTAATATATATTCACAAGATGGTTCGATTGAGGGAGGGACTTTAAAACTAAGTTCTACAAGTACTTTTTCGGGTAAGGCTACATTCAATGGAGGGCTATCTGGAACATTGACTGGCTCTCTAAGTGGTAATGCTTCAACCGCTACAACCTTACAGACTTCACGTACCATTTGGGGACAAAGCTTCAATGGTGCTGGAAATGTAAGCGGTAGTCTTACTGGCGTAGCTTCGATTACAGCTTCGGGAAACATAACAGCAGCAGGTGCGATTACTGCTAAGTCTTCCTCTGACTTTAGATTAAAAGAGAATTACGATGGGCTTATAGATTACCGAGAAAGACTACTAAAACTTGGCAGAGTTTATGACTATAATTATAACAAAAAAGCATTGGATTTATACCAAGATAGGATAGACAATAAACGTCATACCGGACTTGTATATCAAAATGCGGTGAAAGCTGGTATCACAAATTTCTGTCACGAAAAGGATGAATATGGATATGGTAGCTTGAATTATTTATCTCCCGACCTTATCGCAACAATCATTGGTTCTGTGCAAGCCAATATCCTTTCTATCCGTCTTGTTGAATCAGAGCAAGAACGAATGAGAAAGGAATTGGAACATGCTAAATCAGAGATTAATAGGCTTAAAGGCTTAGTTGCCTCTTTACAGAACTAAGTTCTTTTTCTAAGGTAGCTATCTTCTTTTTGAGGGTAGCTACCTCATTATCTACTTGCTGAATACCTCGCCATAATACGGGTATTAAACGTTCGTATTGTATTACATAATAATCTTTAAAACAGTTACTTACCCATTGACTATATCCATTTATTAGCAAGTCTTGTGCAATAAGTCCGTAATGCTCCTCATTGTCATTAAAGATTGGAGAGTTTGCTTTTGCGGTATCATTCCAGTAATACTTCACTGACTTTAACTTGTGAATAATATCCAAAGCATTGTATTCTTTGATATTTTTCTTCAATCTTATATCAGAAGAGGAAGACTTGGCTGTAATTGCACCCGCAGCCGTTATATTCCCCGAAGCTGTGATTGAAGCTACACCAGTAAGACTACCACTCACATTTGCAGTACCATTAAAGCTTTGCCCCCAAATGGTACGTGTATTAGTGAGTTTAGTAGCAGTTGATGCAGAACTTGCATTGCCGGATAGTGAGCCACTAAAGGTCGTGCTTGTAATGGAACTAAATCCCGTCATAGTCGAAGGCAAGTACATATCTACATTGCCCGACCCATTAACTGAATAGGAGTTATAATGCGCTCCGCTTGGGTCGTTTATATAGAACGTCCGCGTAGTCCCCCAATAAGAAGTTGTAATGTTTGCAGAGCCATTAAATGTAGTACCATTAATCGTCCGACCCGTCTGTAAAGTAGTTGCTGTAGAAGCGTTACCCGTCAGAGTACCAGTGATTCCACCGTTAAACGTTGCATGTCCCGAAAAAGTACTTGTAGAACTTATGTCGAGATTATAACTATAAACACACTTCCATCTTAAATCAGTAGTTCCCGAAGTTATTGAATTACTAAGATGGGGTTTAATATTTTGATAATATGTATTTTCCATTGAAGATACATATGTAATTCCTCCTTGTGTTAGTGTTGTACTAAGACTACTGTTAATTTCAGAGTTATTAATAACTTCTGCATTATTTCCATTTGCCTTAGTTTTATATTTTATACGGTATGGCAAAGTGATAGTTGATAATCCTCCTGCAATAGTTGAACGAATAACCCCTCTAAAATAATAACTATCCATTCTATTATCCCGATATGGGATTTCAATACAATAATACCAAATGTCATTATACTTACATTTTTTTAATACATATTGATTAGATAAAAAAGAGCTTATTGATTTTATATTCCAAAAAGTAGTATTATAAATAGTCGAAATCTTCACATCAACCCAAAAGCATTGATTAGCTCCATTTGTATATCCAGATATAGTACCATCTATAGTATTAAGACCGACTAAATTAGTTGTAGCAGGAATAGGTAACAACAGCAATACTTCATAGCTATGACTTCCTACACAACCCCAAAATCTATGTTGAAAATGTTCATCTCCACTTAGAAGCGAAAACTCATTATATAATCCAGTTATATTCTTGTTTACTACTAAGTCGGTTGATATAGTATCACCAGCCTTTTTGACGTAGGTAGAATTTAGGATGCTACTGTAGTTCTCTGAATCAATGAGTTGTTTCCACGGTCCATATTCCTCTACTCTATTATTTTTATTACGATAATATATATGCCCACTTCTAAATCCTCCAAAAAATAGCTGTGGTTGCCAATGACCTGAAAGAATACTACATATTTCCATGATATTACCACAAGTCTCAGGCATCGTACTCCCTAAGCTATAAATATCAAAGAAGTTGACCCTACTACTTCCTGCTCTATTCGTATTATTTATATTATCTGCACTCGTGTTTGCGACTTTGACACTTCCAGAAGCATAATTGGTGCTATTATTTGAATGTAGGATAGTCCAAGTATTATAGGTTAAGAAGTTATTCCCTATAATAAAACTATATTTCCCAGCAGCATCATCCCAAACTTCTGTGCTTCCCAATGGATTTAAGAATATACGTTGTACATTATTTTGATACCCAATTTCGGCAATTCTTGTATCTGATGCGGCATTATTCCAAATGATACCTCTTCTATAATTAGAAGTATCTGTTTGCATTCTAATAGAAAATTCAGCCGCATTTTTCAACTGTAATCTGCCAGTCATTTCATCTCCTGCCTTCTTCACATAAAGAGCGTCTGTATATTCTTTATAATTTCCTCCGTGGAGTATTCTGTACCAAGTTCTGAAAGAACTTGCACCAACACCTCTAAGGTAAAAATCATCAGAATTATAGGCTGCTCTTAATTGGAATAACCTATTTGCCGCAGAACCAATGTTTAATACAGTATCATTAGCACCAGTAGTTCCATATGCAGTACCATTTGCCTCCCATACAGATGTCTTAGATGCTGTAAATGTAGATACAGTATCTATCGCAGTAGAGGTTATTTGAGCATATCTCTCTAAATGGTTGGCGGTAGTAGCAATATTGCCTTTAGTTAATGTCAGTACTCGCGTACTATTGTCATAAGTAGCGTTGGTAAGGACATTTCCCGTCCCAGTAATAGTAGTGGAAGGGTAGTTTGGGAGCGTAATATACTTGTTTGTATCTGGTGCATAAGTTTGGTTGTTAACTTTGATACCAGCAATGCCAGTACCTCCACCACCATTCTTTTCAAGTTCAGTAATTCTACTTGCCAACTTGTTGATAGTGTATGCATTGAAAGTATCTGATAATGTTGAATCAGCGAATGTGCCACCTAAACTTGAATATCCATAAACGGTTTGGATAAGCCCACCGCCTCCTCCACCTCCACTACCAGAACTGATACCTTTTGCAGATACAGCACCGCTTGCGTAGAAGTTAACTGCCGAGCCATCTTCTTTATAGACTTTAATAGCATTATTGGCACTATCTACTCCAATGCGATACCCAGTTGTTCCTATTTCGATGTAGTCGGAAACTGTCAATTTCTGCATTGGATATTGCGGTATCATATAGCTAATAGTCTTCGGAGTTCCAGAACGATATACAATCTGGAATAGAGAAACATAGTCGCCAAGCTGATTTTTTTTGATGATGAATGATTGTGGGTCAGCATGGAAAACACCATCAGTCCCCCACCATACAGCACCGCTTGCAAGGTAGCCAGAGCCATCCATACGAATGATAGCCTTTGCTACATCTGATGGCATGTTTGCTTCTGTATAATCTGCTCTATCCTTCATAGAACCTCCATACCAAGAAGCAATACCTCCACCGACCTTAGTAGCATCATAGACACCATTCATACCGGACATTACTTTAAATCCAGCTACCGGGTCAGTATATCCCAGCATGTTTAACGCATTCTGAATAACACCACCTTCGATTGTGGTACTCTCTTTCCACGCTTTCTTTAGATATTCATAACCAGCCAAGTCTTTTTTAACGGTATCTACTGCCACCTTAGCTGCGTCACTGATGGCATTCAAAGCTGCCGTTCTTTGATTGTAGTATGCAGATTGCTTTGAAGCGAAGTCAGAAGGTATAGTTATATTTTCGGGAGTAGAAGCAGATAATGTAACCAACACTGCACGATAATTGCTATGAGCATTCAGATAAACCGTAGGGCTACCCAATGAATACAAAGTATATCCTGCTGTAATATTTGTCTTGTCAGCGTCTATACGAACTATTTCGTCTTTAATAGCTTGCTTTTCAGTAGGAGATATAACTCCATCTTCTGCCCACTTATCCAATCTTTGCTTTGCTGCTTCCGCTTCTGCTTTAGCTGATTCGGCTAAGGCTTTAGCATCATCTGCAAAAGTTTTCAATTTATCTTGGATAGCCTTGTTAGCCACCTCGACAGATGTATTGAAAGAAGCATAAGCTGTGTTGAAAGCAGAATATTTCGCATTCACATCTGTTTTCTCAGCTTCTGTTGCCTTACCGTCTGCTATAGCTGTGTTAATTGAATTAAGTAGATTTGTTATGGCAGCATTTAAAGACGTGTAACTTGAATTTAATCCAGTCTTCGCTTCACCAGCTAAATAGGCGTTAGCATATAGCTTGTCGAATGTTGCCTTTACTTCACTTTTGGTATTATTTACAATATTAATATATCTCTCTATCGACTGTGCCTCAGAAATATCAACAATACCGTCCTTAAAAGCTCCATCTACATATTGATTCAAACCTTCGACTGCTCCTGCTACGTTATCTGCTGCCGCTTTAGCCGCATCTGCCGTTTTTTTTGCCTCTTCCGCAGCTTTTTGGGCGTTTTCTGCGGAAGTGTTTATTTTGTCTTGGATAAAGTTGTTGGCTGCATTCAAATAAGCTATAAAATCTCCGTATTTGGTATTGAAGGTGTCGTACCTACCATCTACCAAAGCGACTTCCGTTGAGGTAGCTACTCCGTCAGCTATAGCATTATCAATAGCTGTAATAAGTTCCGTGGTTGCCGTATTAAATCCGTCATAAGCAGTTTTTAGTTCTACCTTAGCAGTACCGGACAATAAAGGATTACCATAAACCTTAGAATAAGATTCAGCTACGCTCTTCTGTATTGATTTAATTGAGTTCAAATATTTCTCAATCGCAGCAGCTTCTTGTCTGTCAACAATACCGTCTTTAAAGGCTTCGTCTGTGAAGTCTTTCATATTGGTTACAGTCTGCTTTGCGTCATTGGCTTCTTTCTTAGCTTCTTCTGCTGCCTTTTGTGCTTTAGCTGCTTCAAGATAAGCCTTTGAAGTGTCATTGTCTGCAATCTGCGTCCATCCCCATGTATCTCCCGTCTTTACCCATCTCCATGATTTTCCTGCATCGGGAGTAGTTTCATCATCGACATATTCTTGGATATTGGTAAATACATCACCTTCATGCCGTTTTTTCAAAGCTTCTGTGTTCCAATCAACTGCTGGCTGATTAGTAAGAGTTGGTGTATATTCTCCGTACCAAGTTTCCTTTACTCCATCTATCTGGTCTTGAAAGCTGTTGAATGTTTCCTCAACGTCTTTGCCGGATTTAGTTACAAGTTTACCTTTTATCTCAACACCAGTTACCGTATCAAACTTCATATAGCTGCTCTTATCTCTTGCTCCGATATAAGAGTTGCCATAGACGTTCATATAAGCGAGATTTGTGGTCTTATCAACACCATAGGACACATACTCTTTGTTGAGGTATGAATAGCTGTTTATGCCAGCATATAAAGTCATACTTGGTGAGAAAGTGTCAACTGCACTAAAGATAATTGCATTCTGTCTTGTCTTGTCCTCTACATGAGTAACACCATTTGCATCAACAAAGGTCTTATTACCTAATTGGCAAATGGTATCTCCTACTCGTGGTGCATCACTGGCTGCATCAGCATCAGTTTTTGAGATGTCAATGTAATTAGTTCCTACGTTTACGACTAAACGCCAGAAGTAATGATTTGACACATTCTCATAAACTCCCTCCTTAATATTGAAGTCTTGTGCTAAAGCCATATCCCCAGCGCGGAAACGATTATCTAACGCTTCTGTACCATCATCTTGATAGAAGTAACATCTCCAATAGTCCCAAACATTCTCGCCAGTCTTGTTACCTTCTTCGTCAAGTATATCATTTCTATCTTCTATCTTGATACATTCGATTGCACCACCGGGAGTAATCATTTGGCGACCTCCGATAACTCCGGTCTTGATAATCTCCAAAGCATAGAACATGGCTTTCATTCTTACTGTCAGATAATCAAGCTCTGCATGTGATTTTCCGTCTGTATCTGCATAGAATATACCACCCGTACTTCCGGTCACATAGCTACCGACTTTCAATCCACGCAAGAAAGTTATCATTCCTTGTGCGGTATCATCTTTAACTCTGCTGAGTTTTTTGTTCAGTTCGCCTACAATGTCAAGTCCATAAATAGCTTGTAACTGTGCTACTTGGCTTCCTAACTTGCTAAGTCCATCAGCTATCTGTCCTATCTGATTCAGTACAATAGACACTTCGTCCGTTAAGGTAATATTATAAGTAGGAAGGGGATTTGTACCATATTGGATTGACATTTCCTTTACGGATAATTCCATAGCGTCCTCATTGTCTTTATACAAGAATCTGACAATAGTATTAGGCTTAATCTGCGCAAGAATTGCTTGGTTTGTTTCCAAGAAGTGTTCGTCGAAGCTCAAAGGATAATCATACAAAGGCATATTATTTTCAAGCATATATCTTTTCATGGCGACGTCCAAACGTTCTTGTGCCTTGTCTATATATGCTTGTGGCATTTCAATGTGCAATATGACAAACTTGTCGCCAGTTTTAACTTGCTGGAACTTGCTTGGCATTATCGTACCAAATGTATCTAAGTCCTTTGTCAGTTTAATAGTAATAGCTTGGTCTGTACTGTCTGGATATTTAGCATAGTCCCTCTGTTCTCCATTTGGTTTGAATACAATGTTTCCAGCTTCATCAGTTACATAGAAGTTCTTTTTTACATCTTCCCAATCTACGGCTACCTCGTAGTTAGCTCCTAATGTGTCACCAGACTTCATGGAGAAGGTCATTCCGCTTGTAACTGCTGCTTGTGCATATAAGTCAAAGCCAAGAGGATAAAGCGTCACATCAAAATACGACTGTCTAACCTCTCCCGTTTCGGGGTCAATATAATCATCCCAGCCACCTTCTGGTACTATTACTTCTTTGAACAAGTCAATAGCTTGTCCCTTGTATGTCATACCTTCAATAGTAGGTTGTATGCTGGAAAATTCTTGGATATGGAATACTGGTGCAAGAGGATTGATAGGAGTAGGATAGCTGCTATCTGCGTCATAGTAGTCAATGAGAGGTTCTTTAGAACCAAACAAGACTTTATTTCTAACTGCCTCTACATATACTGATGGCATTAACGTGTCACGAGTATATGGGTGCTCAATGCGATTTCCGTCTGCATCTGTAATTATAGGATAGCCATACGGAATATTAATGTTGCTACCATATCCAGCAATACGAGTAATGACCTTATTATTCTTTGGTGTGCAATCGTTGTTTTTCAGTCCTACACCTTGTCCGAATTTGAATATGTATGGCTTGTTTTCATCGTCGAGTATTTCCTTAGATGGCTTGCCAAACCAAATAGTATATCCATCAACTACAAATGGGACTTTCCATGTTTCGTATGCAGTCTTGCAAACGTCTGAAATAAATTGATTGCTGAATGATAACACATCACTCATTGTCCCATCATCTACAAATGTTGGCTGTAACTTGCAAGTCCATTTAGTTCCGACAAGACATGAGTTGATTTTTTGAACGAACATGCTTAATGTACCAATCCACGAGAAAGTCCGTTTTTCGCTGCGATAACTTTCCTCACTGCTACTAATAGCAATGTCAGTAAAGGGAATGTTGTACAATTCAATCATTTCATGGTAGAAAGTACAACTATATTTAGTCATTCCCTTTGCCTCGCTGTTTTCCGAAGTCATTCCTTTTCTAACAACTACGGGAGGATTTTTAAGAATGTACTTTATTCCTTTATACTCTACATATTCTTGCAGAGTAAACGAAAGTGAATTGTCTTTATAATAAAACTCTCCTTCTATCTTGTCATTTAACGACATAACAATAGTTGAGAAAGTGTGTTTTCTCAAACTGATGTCGTGGAAGGGAGTGCCATCTTCATTGTATATATTCAGTATAGGGTTTACTTCGTTCGCCATTTTACGTAGTATTTAATTCCGATTATTCCTATGATTGTTGCATTAATTAGTAAAAGCCACCAGCACCATGATGGAACATGCTTCTTAATGACTTCTTTCTCCTTAATGACTTCTTTCTCTTGATATATAGTATCGTTCTGTATGACTGTTCTGTCTATGTACTTGATTTTTTCAATATACTTAGTATTAAAAACAGTATCGCCTTTTTGAATAACAGAAAAATAGATACTATCTCTTGTGTGTACCATTAAAGTGTCATGCCGTTCTTTGATAATCTCTTTTATTTCTGTATTTTTCTCCAAGTCTTTTGCAGTTCGGCATGAAAACAAAAGAGGCAAAAGGATTATTAGGAGAAGAACCTTTTTCATCCTTTGAAATAGGTTACTTTGCCATTACTTCCATCAGTACGTACATCTAAGTGTACCCAAGTGACATCTTGTTCCAAGCGTACCGGATAAGGGAGAAGTATCTGATTTGCCTTAATCCAATTACGAACTTCCAAAGCGGTCATTCCCTTCACATCAAAGTCCAGCGCAGTTCCTTGTAGATGTGCAGACACATACACCTTTTCCAATCGTGTCTTTTCAGCTACTAATTGGCACACATTACAGCGCAGTCCTCTTTGTGTCAGACTTCCTCCCGAATGCCAAGTATTGACAGTTATAGGCTTACCAAGCTTTTCTCGTATGACGCATATTGTTTCAAGCAACCGTGGGTCAAAAAACGTCCAAGCCATTTCTCCAAACTTGTTATATACATGCTTGCAAACAAGCTCTTTGATATTGAAATAGTTCTTTATATTCATAATCAGTCCTCCTTCTTTTCATTCTTTTCACAGCCTCTACATTCTTCACATTCATGTGCCATATCAAACTTTGCTTGCTTTAACAGCACCGGACATTCTTCGCTTGGTACTTTGCAAATGTATGCTTGCCGTATAGAGATAACTTTTTCTTCATACTTTTTTTTCAGTTCTGAAAGGTCGTTTTCAATACGGGTTACTTCCTTGTTCACATACGTCTGTATGTTACTGTAGCTTTTCTCCATTATTGATATTGACTTTTCAAGGTTCGTAATCTCAACTGTCCGAGCCTCTGCCATCGCTTTCTTGCGAGAAGGTTTCATATTTACAAGTGAAACTATTCCACCTAAGAAACCTCCTCCTCCAAGTATTGATACTAAAATCTGCGTCCAATCCATGATATTGTTATTTTAGACGTTGCTACTGTAAGTAGTTTTATTAGGAGTTTCGACAATCTCTGTATTGTTGTTCTTGCTTATCCGTTCAGCTTTTTCAGCTTGCTTGATAGCATCTTCTTCTTCTTGCTTTTTCTCTTTTTCTACTCGGTCAAGTTCATCCGGTGCAGAAGACGGAGATTCTTCAATCAATGTTTGTCGGGAAATCCATTTAGATTCCATAGCTAAGTTGGTAATCTTAGTATTGTTGGTTTCCATGCTCCAAATATTCAGTTTGGCTTTAATTTTCAAATCTGTATAAGCATTCGTCTGGTCTTCTTCCAATCCTAACATCTCTTGGAAGAGATAGGTTATCTCATTGATAGAATCAGACCAATCAGCAACACTTTGAGTAGCCAGTGCAATATCATTACGCATAGACAATGCAATGCCGTTGCCACCGCTTCCAGTATTAGTGATATCCTTTGGAGTGATAAAGCTGACAGATGAAGCGATTGAAACTTGTTCCAGCAAATATTCCAGATAAGCAATCATACTTTCCGGCTCTGGAAACTCCAAAGTCTTTGCTTCTGTCTTGTAGCTTGAACCTTCGTCTGCCGGGAGATTGATAACTAATGTGCCGTTATCTCGCTTGAAACTGTCTTCATTCATTTCCCCTTTTAAGACTAATCCCCAAGTACCAAACCGCTTTAATGTCACAGCATGTATATTTGTAAGCAATTCAATTATCTCAATTATACTTTGAGAATATTCCCAAGCTACTTTGCCTCTATGGTAGACAAGAGGATTACGGCTAAACCCATGAAGAATCCTTTCAGTAACCCATCCATTATTGGTAGGTTCTCCTTCTTTGCTTCGTATTGAACGATAAAGGTACTTATCATCGAATGTATCAATGACTTCTGTCAAATCATCTATCTTATAAAATAAGGAGCGTGAAATTTCTTCTCCATATTCATTGTAGTTGGGTATGACAGAATATCCATCATCATAGGAATAGACTTTAACTGTTCCCTTTTTCTTTATAGGGTCAAATTTGAATAGTACGCCAGCATCGCCAACCTTCTTCTGCTTGGATATTAGTTCGTACTTGATTTGCTCCATATTCCTCATGTTCCATTCCAGCTTGAAGTTCTGAAACTTCTTACTGATGGTATCGTTCTTCTCTATATTACAGAGAGTAAAAGAAATAGGATTAGCAGTGAGATGAAGAACATGTGCCGCATGAATATTCTTTTGCAAAGAAACTGTCAGCACAAGTTCATCTATGACTATATCAGTATCTCCAACTCTGACTGCAATCTTAGGAATTGAATTATTATACTTTATATTGTGTAGAGAAGGGTCGTACTCTCTCAGATAGAGGTCTTGTGAAACCTCTTGCAATGTCAAGTCGCTCAACTGGGCAGTTGTTTTTTGGTTAAGTGTAACATCACCAATATAAGTTTTGCACGACTGAAATTTTCCACCTCTTGTAAAAGGCTTCTTCAACAACAGCCGCGTTGGTTCTGACAAATACCAATCAATGTTTTTTCTCGTTATCATTTTATATGCTGCTTAAAATTTTCAATATCTTATCTGAATTAGTAATCTTTCCTCTTTCCCTTGTTGGTTGTGCAGTACCATTTACTTGGTTCATTATATCTTCAAGAGATAATTTCCTTCTTAATTCTCCACCAGTAGCACCAGCCAATTCCCTATAACAGTCATAACACAATCCCCCACAAAGCATAATGATGTTGTCTGTAAGGTCGGGAGAAAAGCCTTTTATCAGAGCATGTTGCTCCTTCTTTCCTTCAAACTGTATTCGTCCCGAAGGCAAACGTTTAAATTTGAATATTCTGCTCTCAAACTGCATTTGTTTTAAGACAGTAGTAGAACCTTCACGCTTTAGCTTCTGATGTGTATATCTCATTTTAGCAAGCTGTCTGTCATAGGTTATCAATCCAGCCTTTATCATTTGGGTAGCAAGGTGTGCAGCTTCATCCTTAAATCTTTCATACAACTTCTTTCCTTTAGCAGTTGCGGCAATCGCTCCGGAGAATGCGACACCTCCACCGTTTGCTGGTACAAGATTGAAAATCTCTTTTAAGAAACCGTTACCTTGCACATCAACGATTAGCTCTTTATCAGTCAATCCATGCTTAACCATAAACTGCTTAATCATCTTTACAGCTTCAAGATTAGAGTTTTTCATGCAATATTGTATATCGTCACAATGGAAACCTACCCAATGCTTCATTACAAAGTTATCCTCCCCAGTAGTTGCCATATCCACGGTAATACGCTCCTTCTTGCATTTACATGGAGAAACATGAGTAAACATATTGAGAATATCATCCTCTGTCACTTCGGAAAGATTATCTTCTTCTTCTTCTTCTTTTTCGTCTTGTATAGAGAAATTCCAATTAGGTTCATACATTGAATCTGCAAGCACAGATGTTGCAGCCATAGCGCGATAACCTTTGTTTGCTTTAAGCATGGCTTGGTTATCCCTCACATCAAAAGTAAAGAATACCATGCTCATAATAAAGTCCTCATAAGACATATCCGGGTCAATCTGCAAAAGGTTATCTATAATGTCTTTGCATTTAGAATAAACCTCTTCCTTAGTATTTCCCCAATAGACTTCATCCAAGTTACCCTTTACAATGTGGAAGAACCGAACAACTCCATTCATTTCTTTAATGGGTTTTCCATCATCTCCAATCCATCCACCACCATTCTTGCCACAGCCACATAGCTTACGTATGAAGCATTCACGTTCCGGATTTTGAGCAAGATATATCTGAGCTTTACCCTTAGTGTTTGCACGCAGACGGGTTTGACAAGTAGAAATAGTCCTCCATTCAAATTTATTGCATTCCTCAAAGATAGCCTTCTTGAATTGTAATCCTTTGAATATCTTATCTATTACAGTAGGACTTTCATTATTTAACTGCTGGAATTTAATTTCAGAGCTATTGAAAAACTTCACACCCATATCGTCTTGAACCTTAATGACTTCTCCAATAGGTTCTCTTGGTTGTATTCTGAAACGTCTATCAATAAGCGGATATATTTCTTTAAGACCATCCACTACTTTACCAGCGTCAAAAAAGTCGCCAACATTACGCATGAACCATACAGCTTTTGCCCCTTGGTTTTCATATAGATATGAAATTGGAGCATAACCTAATGTAAATGATTTTCCTCCACCACCACTACCAGTAAGCACAACATAGTCAGCATTGCTTCGGATGGCTTCATATTGGCAACCCGGCAATGGACTAACAATTTTGTCTTTCTGTATTTTCTCGCTCATAATGGTTCTTTATTTTTCTACAAAAATACGCAATCTAAGCTTCGATATATGCCACTTATCGAAAAACAAGCTACATACCTTAAAATAAATATGCTACTTTTTCGATAACCACAGTATGAGTAATGAAAAAGCTATTTATTTTTGTTCAAAATAATAAAATCAGGCACTTATATACAAAGTGACACTTAGTATATAACCTAATGCCAATGTAGCGAAAACCAAGCTACGCAGAGTGATTTAAAATAGTATTAACCCAACCGATGGCGCATCGGGGATTGGACGGTGAGAACCCAACTATGGACGACCGGAGCGCAAGCTCCCTAAGAAGTAGCGGCTCGATGAAACGTCAAGTTGTCCAAGTGTAAGCTTGGATATAAACGCCTAAAATCATTGACGAACAATGGCACAAAAAGAAGAAGTTTTATCTAAAGTTAATCAGATTTGCGAAGAACGTAATTTTGATTTGAGTGAAACATTCAGAGATAAGTTCTCTGAGAAATTTGCAGAAGCTTACAAGGATGCTCCGATTGAAGATGCTGGCTTAGTAGCCGCATTGAATATTTCAGTTGAAAGTAGCGGACATGCAAGAAAGAACGCATTCTCAGAAGCGACTAAGGGATTTGAAGCTAAGGAAGCTGAATATAAATCTCAGATTGAAGAATGGAAGAAAAAGGCTGAAAAAGGTAATGATGATGGAGAAGGCAATCAAAAGCCTCCGAAATTTGAGTTGCCTGCCGAGTACAAAGAGAAACTTGATAGGCTGGAAAAGTTTGAATTGCAAGAGAAAACGAAGTCTGTTCGCAATCAGATATACGATACAGCCAAGTCTAAGGTGAGGGAAGATTTACATGAATCTTTTCGTAACTATCTTGGTAAGCAGAATATCGCAATTGATGCTGATGTTAATGCCGAGGCAGAAAGACTGCTGAAAGATTATCAAGATATATTCAGAAGCTCTATTGGTGATATTACACCATTATCTCCGGACGGAAAGAAAACAACAATGGAAGACTACCTTGCTGCCATAAAACCCGTCAAACTTTAAATATTAAAAAAATGGCACAATTTAATTTAGAAACCTTTTTTGCTTCCGCTAAACAATTTAGAGGTGGCAAGTTCGTATGGTGGAAGGACGCCAATCACGAGGAACGTTCCAATGTTCTCTATGGCTCTACCATTGCAAACCCGTATAAGGGTTTTGGCTATGCTTTTGCGGCTGACTTGTACGAATACAGATTGTGGAAACCGGGTTTCCTTCTGAAAACGTTTAAGGTGGCAAAGGCTACTACTGCTGACACAGGCACTACTCTGTATGTAGATGGTTCTGGCTATTCTCACATTCCCGAAGTAGGCAATGTACTTATGAAAGCTCCCGATACAGTTGAAACTGCGGGACAGTCTGGTAAGGTTACATCTGTTGAGTTCGATGAAGAGAACAAGCAGTTTATTCTTACTGTTGACACTGCAATCGGTGCTCTGACTACTGATGATATTTTGGTTGAAGCTGCTGACAAAAAAGGTGATGTTGCAACTGCTGCTGCTGCCGACGCTACTGTGTTGGTTAAAAACCCGAATACCTTCATCGAAGTAGATACACAGTTTGCTCCGACTGATGGTCGCTGGGGAGTTACTAATGTTCAGCACAACATCAACACTGTTTATGGCAAGCGTGCATTTGTTGAACGTATGCAACCGCTTCCGAAGTATGTATTGGCTAAGAACCGCAACTACATTGAAGGTGTATTTGAAATCTAAAGGAAAGGAGTAGAATTATGGCAAACGCATATAAATATCAATTTAATCCCGACGAGTTAGTAAACCAACTCTATCAAAGAGGATTGGTAAACCCTGACGGTACGAGTGCATTTATTCAGACGCTCGTTGACGAGAAAATCGTCATGGATGCAAACCAGTTCTTTTGGCAGGAACACTTCACTGTTGATGGTGGTAAGTACCCTATTGACATGAGCCGCCCGAAGCTTGACCCTGCTTATACTATCTATAATGTTACTCGCCGCCCTGTTCCGATGGCTGATGCAATGACACCGTTGAGTGAAGTTGCTCAGATGGATAACGAAGGCTGGGAACAGAGAACTGGTACTATCCCTCAGTTCGGTAAAGGCTTGTTTGAAACTTCTCTTTCAAAAGAGGAATTGAAAGCACGCTTGAATGAACTTGGTGAAGCTAATGCTACTTTGTTGGAAGGTTATGTACGTGGTGTTGCTGACTTGATTAAGACACACAACTACCGTCTTTCTAACATTGCCGCACAAGCTTTGTCTAAGGGAGGTCAGTACAGCAATGCTGATTCTCGTGGTATGTCCGGTGTCGTACATGAGTTCCCGAAGTATGTGCCTACTGAAAACTTTGTTAAGGCTGGTAAGGAAGTATGGACGAACGCAGAAGCTAACATTCCGGAACAAATGGCAAAGATTGAGAAAGATTTCCGTGACCGTACTGGATTTACTGGTACAATGGAATGGGATTTGCCGTATGACATGGTTATCACTCACTTGTTGAACAACAAATACTTCAAGGAAGAAGTTAACCGTTGGATTCGCTTGTATGCGCCCGATAAAGTTATTGTTGTTACTAATGGTGCTTCCGGCATTGATACTAACATCATTTCTTGGGAGCAGCTTATTCAGTATTCTCGTTCTTCTGTATCTAAGATTTCTCCTATCCGCATTGTGAAAGAGGAACAAGTGGTACAAGACATCAAAACGATTAAGACTGTACAAGGCTGGAAGTCGGGTGTAGCAGTTCTGCGTCCTATTGGCTTTGCTGGTAAGGTTGTTCATTCTGATGTTGCCGATGTTATCTTGTTGCAGCGTGAAGCAAACAAGACGATTGACTATTCAATCGCTTCTGCACAGAATGACTTGGTTTATATTATCAACAAGGTAGTTCCTAACGGTATCTACAAGGCATATCATACTGATGCTATCGGTCGTTATATGCCAGTGTTGACCGAGTTTATGGAACACATTGTTGTTGATACTTTGACTGCTGATTCTTAAACTTGGAGGGTTATATATGACTATACTTGAATGGCTTTCTTCATCTTGTCGGTATTCGTTTGAGGAGAATACATTTATGAGAATTGCTCTTGACCGCGGCATCACAGATGTAAACGAGGATGCTATGACGTTGACCCAAGAACAAAAGGATTTAATGACTGCCGATATAATATTTACCGCAGTGTTGTTAAGCCCTTCAAGTACAGCATCTCAATTTGCCTCTCATAATAACTTCCAGCGTACAGTTGGGTCAGAGACGGACATCTATCAGAGTAATAAAATAAGTTATGCTTTGGGCATATATAAGAGATACAATGACCCTAATTACGAGGTTCTTATCTCTGCTCGTCCAAAGATTAAACTCTTGAAAATTATAGATGTGATATGATTTCATTCAGTGACATAGAAGAATTTCCTTTTTCGGGACGTATATACAGAATCATCGAAAGTTCTATGGGCGACGATGAAGAAGATACCGTCTACGAAGGAGTAATGGACGTGAATCTTTCTGTTGCTGAATCCGGTTCGACCGCTCAAACAAGCGAATACGTTGTTTCTATTCCTTTGATAAAAGGAGAGGACGGGAAGTATATTAATCCAGTACGTAATGAAGACTGGATAGAATGTGATGTTATGGGAGAGCAAATTAAGATGCAAGTTGATAACAGCATACCTTCGATGTTAGGTGCTATAACTATATATGCAAATAGAAAAGGTGGATGGCGATAAAAGTAAAAGTTGATTTGAGTGGTTTGAAAAGGGTTCGGCAAGAACTGTTTGACAGACTTGCTGGCGAGCAAACCCAGCGACTAATAGCCTATGCACCCGAATTGTTGAAGAAAGCATATTCTGAAAGCGGATTTACCGACCAGACTTACAACTTGGCTGATAGTTATATTTGGGCTGTGTTCTATCAAGGCGATTTGAAGGGGAGCGGCTACTTGTATCCGTATCAGATGGCAACTAAAAACTCAAAGTATCATGGCAAGCTGATAGATGGAAGAAAGCTTGCTGACGAGTTCTTGGCAAACTATACTCCTGCCACTTATATAGGATGGGATTTGGTGCTGGCAGCAACAGTGCCTTATGCTCCTATATTGGAAGGAGGAAATACTGGAAATCCAAGACGAAGGTTTGAGGTGTTATCAACCATATATGACGATATTAAGGAAGATTTTGCAGGGAAGGCAACTGTTAAAACAATAGGGATATGAGCGTTCCGTTTCAAGAAAAAGTAATTGGTGAAAGATTATATCAAGTAATCAATAGAGGTGTAGTGGGGACACCATCAAGAATATATGAATATCCTTGTAAACAAATCCCATGAGCGTGATTGATGCAAGGCGAATGCCGATATACCAATATGTTTATTCTCTCTTCATAGATAAGGTTACAAAGTACATCTATCCGATGGAAATGCCTACCAAGTTGGAGAAGGAGATAAATGCTGGCGGTTTCATGGTTATCCGTCTGGGAGAAATTAAGGATAAGAGCCAGTTCAACTTGAATGCTCTTGCGAGCGTTCGCGTGACAGTTGAGATGTATATTCCTCCCAAGACAAGAGGTCGGCTTGATACCACCTTGCTGGAAAAGTATGAAACAAGTATATCCGACATTGTAAATGCAGAAGTTGAGAAAGCCGGAGAAAAATACGACATCTCAACTGACGGTATATTGTCAACTGATGATATATATAATGAGAGCGACAATCTGTTCTTCATGTATATTAAATCATTTATGGTACTAATAAAGTAAAAATTAACCCAACCGATGGCGCAGCGGGGATTGGACGGTGAGAACCCAACTATGGACGACCGGAGCACAAGCTCCCTAAGAAGTAGCGGCTCGATGAAACGTCAAGTGTTCCATAAGGACATGAACGCCTCATTTATAATCAATATAAATAATAATTTAAAAATTAGACGAGATGGCTACACAAGATTTGTTGACTTACAAATGTAAGTCTTTAGGCTATGCGGAAGTCGGGGCTGGTGCAGCAGCTTCTTATACTCCTCTTATGGGTGTGTTGGAAGGTTTGTCTATCAGTCAAGAAACCGCAAGTGAAAGTGCTATTAACGGTGAGTTCTATGATACTCCGCTTGATAGCGTGGGTACACTTGGTTCTTACAAGATTGAATTTGACTTGGTTAAGTACAAACCGGAAGAGATTGCCGCTATGGAAGGCGGTAAGTTTACCGCTGCTACTGGCTTGTACACAATGCCTTCTTCATTCGCCTACGTTTACAAGCAGTTCAAGTTGGAGTTCTACAATGGTATTGACTACATTGTTATTTACAAAGGTAAGGTCGTTACCAATTGGGATGGTACTGATTTGAAGACTGCCCCGTTGAAACTGCACATCGCTATCACTGCTTTAGTTGACAATGATGGCAAAACGGTTGAGATGAAGATGGCTGAACCTTCTGTTGGAGGCTAAGACCCATTATGAATCAAGAGAAAGGGCAGTGGCTTGTTTGCTGCTGTCCTTTTTTCTTTAATACACAAATGATAATGGAAGAAAAGGATTTAATTATACCGGACGAGCTAAAGAGGGAAATATCAGAAATTATGACTGACAATCCTACGCTTGTCAAGTTAGGAGATAAGCAGTATAAGGTGCATCGGTTGAGGGCATACTCATACCAGCGTATTTTCCAATTAGCGTTGAAATTACAAAAGGAAGAGGATATTAAGGATGATAAGAGCATGATGTACGCTCTATGTACAGACTTGGACGTAAGTTCCGAGATTGTAGCAATCATTCTTGTTAATCACCTCTTCTCACCAGATGATATAACCGATTATGCGAGTGCGATAGAAGTTATGAGCAGAAATGACAAACTGATAGCTTTTATGAAGGCTCGTATTCTCAACTCCGTATTTGAGCCTGCTCAATGGGCGGCAATCATTATTGAAGCAATAAACAGCATCGACTTATCACCGGTTTTTACGGTGCTCATATCGGGGAAGGCTCTTATGGTTTCGCAGACGAATATGAGGAAGAAGGTAGCGGAACAATTAACATTATGGCGGCAAGCCAAATCGGAGATTTAGGTGATTTCATACGTAGCTTTCCGCAGTTTACGTATGACGATTATCTTTATAGATTGTCTATGGCACAAGTTCTTTTCTTGACAGTAGACAGCACCCATATCAAGTATTTGCGTGGCAAAGATAAAGAGATATGGGAGAAGTTTTGGAAACGACGTAAAAGTGATAGAAGTGAGTTGCAAGCACCTAAACGTAGTGTGTTAGATACCATACCAAGAATAAAATAAAAAGTAGCAGCGATGGCAGACAATAAAGATGTAGTTATTAGTGCTTCAATGTCTGATAAGGACTTGTTATCAAGCATTGATGAAACTCTAAAGAAGACGGAAAAGCGTCTGGAAGATTTCACCAACAAGTTGGAAGGTAAGTTGGCGAGTGTGGAGGGCTTTGCCGACCAATTGGGTAAGAATATTGGTAAGGGCTTAGTTGATGGCTTTAACCAACAAATCCGTCCTTTGGAAACAAAGATTTCCGAGTTGGAAGCCAAGCTTAAAAGTTTGGGGGCAACTAATATTGCACAAGGTAATACTGCTGCCACGCAAGCTACTACTACGAATGTATCTGTAGACGTTAATTCCATGAACCAAGCCTTGCAAGTTGCCAATAATTTGCGAGAAGTATTCTCTAAGATACAAGGGAACACAACCCGTATTAAGAATAATATGGAGCAATTGGCTACTGTAAAAACTGATGTGCAAGAGGCAAGGATTAATGTTCATGTTGCTCAAAGGGAGAAGCTGCTTCAAAGAGAAATATTGCTCCGTCAGCAGACTGCCAACTTAGCAGCAAGAATAGCAAGAGAGGAGGAGAAGAGTAGAATATCACAAGGAGGTCAAAGCTACGAAAAGGCTATGGCTATGGGCAATAAGTCAATTCAAGAAAGGACTGAAAAGCTAAAAGCCTTGCAGATTGTACAACGTAATCTCTCCACGGATGATGCAGAATATGCAATGAAGCTTCGTAATGTCAATAAAGCTATGGAGGACTTGAAAAAGCAAAATGCGGAAGCTTTATCCAGTGGTATTCAACTTCAAAAGGCAAATAACAGTTTAGCTGAATCATTTAAGAACTTAGGTAAAAGAGTTCTGTTCTATACTGGATTAGGAGCGTTAACTGGCTTTGCAAAAAGTCTTATGGACGTTAGAGGTCAGTATGAATTACTTGAACGTTCGATTGGTGCTGTACTTGGTGACTTTGAAAAAGGTTCTCAGATATTTCGGGAACAACAAGAATTAGCATTAAAATCTCCATTTACCGTATTGGATTTGGCTGGTGCTACGAAACAGCTTGCTGCCTATAATTTTGAAGCGGAAGAACTTGTAGATGTTTCAAAACGTATTGCAGATATTAGTGCCGCTCTTGGTGTACCAATGGAACGTTTGACTTACAACTTAGGTCAGATTAGGGCACAGACTGTACTTACAGCAAGGGATGCTCGTGACTTTGCTAATGCTGGTCTTCCTATAACTACAGAGCTTGCTAAGATGTACACTGAACAAGAAGAAAGAATTGTTTCAGTAGGTGATGTCATGGATAGAATGTCTAATAAGATGGTTTCCTTTACTGATGTAATGAAAGTTTTAAATCGTTATACAGATGAAGGCGGTATGTTCTATGACTTCCAAGCAAAGCAAGCTGAAACTTTAGCAGGACAGTTATCTAACTTAACCGATGCTTATGACTTCATGCTAAATGAGATTGGTAAGGAGAATCAAGGCATGTTAACCGGAAGCATATCTCTTGTAAGAAGTCTGTTTGAGAATTGGCGAAGTGTAGCTAATATATTGACTGTTGTCGCTGCTGCTTTAGGGTTCTATAAAACAGTTCAACTGGGAACTGCCGTTGTACAACTTGCTGCTAATATAAACTTGCAGAAGTACGCTGAATATTTGAAAATAGTGAAGGCTGCATTGAGAGATAAGGCGAAAGCAACAGAGATTGCCAATAAATCAACTGAAAAATTAAATAGTACACTTGTTGCTGTTGCAAAAAATCCTTATGCTATAGTAGCTGCTGGATTAGCTACTTTGGGAGTTGTCATTTATCAAGCATATACAAATGCTACTAAGTTTAGAAAAGAACTGGAAAGTATTACTGCTGGCGGTCTTATAAATGCACAGCAAATGACTTCTGATTTTGACGCTTTAGTAAAGAAGTTGAATGAATCGGAAAAAGGAAGTAGAAATTTTAGCGATGCTTTGAAGGAGATAAACAATACCTATGGTTCATATCTCCCCAATATGTTGACTGAGATTAACTATGCTTCTGAACTTGCTAAAAATTACAATAAAGTTGTAGATGCTATTTATAATAAAGCAAAGTCACAAGCTCTTGAAAAGAGTTATCAAGTAATAACAGAAAAGTACTCTGAACAACAACAAGATGCTATTGCCAATATTATAGAGAAAATGACAGAAGGAGGTATCTCTAAAGTAAATGCACAAGAGATTACCCGAAACTTTGTTGCAAGTTTGGATAAAGGACTTTCCAAAGGTGAAACTTATATGGCAAGATTCTACTCTATCTCTAAGAAGTATCTTGGCGGTTCTACTGCTGAAATGGAAAAGCTTAATCCAGTTGTTCAGTCTTTATTTGGTTCATCCGGAAGCATTGACAAGTTAGGTAAGGCGATTACAGAGCAAAAGAAGGCTATTCAAGAAGTTCGTGAAGCCAGTGATATTATCAGCAATAGACCAACTTATTCCAGTGTAATAGAAGGTCAAGCAATAGATAATATCAATGAGAAATATAAGAAGCTGGAACAAAATCAGAAGAACGAGAAGCTAAGACTTATCGAACTTCAAGCTGCATATAAGAAGCTTGGCAATACTTATATGTACGACCAGATAACTGGACAACTTCAAAAGTATAATGTAGAGTTAAAAGACTGGCAGAAGAATGTTAATTCTATTGTTCAGAAAGCTGGCGGTGGTGCTGGTGCAGGCTTTGCCATTAAGCAAGACGAAGATATTTGGAGTTATATAGACCGATTGAAAAAGGAATATAGGTCGCTTACTGCACAACAAAAAGAAATATCTAAAGGTCTTACTGCAAGTCCCGAAGAAAAAGAATATGTCGCCAACCGTTTGAAAGTTGCAAGACAAATTGCCGCTGCGTTGAATCTCGACCTTAGCACTCAAAAGGAGAAGAACAAGGCGAAGAAGGAGGAAATGGATTTATTGAAGCAACAGATTAAGCTGGTAGATGATATTCAAAAGAAGTTCTTACAGCTTGTGAAAGACACTGGCAATATAACCTATGCTGCTGAAAAGGTAAAGGAAGCTTACCAAGACTTATTCGACAATGCTTTTAAAGGTGTTAGTGTTGATATTAACGACTTGATTACCTTTGATAAAGGTAGCGCTCCAAAGTTTTATAATAAGATAGCTGAAACCCTCAAATCGCCAGAAGCTAAACAGTTGGTTGCTGGGAAGGAAGCACAAAGTGAGATTGAATATTCTATCTCTATAAACTCTGCAAGTGTTGCTTTGGCAAAACGCAAGATTGAGGGAATGTTTCAAGGCTATGAGCTTGAATTGGATATAGAGAATGCTGGGCAGTTCGGTTCACTGTTCGCTGGTTTGTTTGAGTATGACCCTGTTTCACTTGAACAGTTAGAAGCTGATGTTAATGCTACATTGAATAGTTTGAGGGAAAAGGTTTCATCCTTCCAAGAAGAACAAGAAACATTGCAGGATTTAATCAATAAGAATCCTAATGATGAAAGGGTTAAGAGTTGGCAAAGTTCTCTTAACACTATGGTTAAGAGTGAGAGTGATGCTTCAAAGGCTATTGAAGATATTCAGAAAAGATTAAGCGATACTATCAAGAAAGCTGCATTGGATGATTTCAAGAACTTCCAGTCTATTGCAGACAAGTACGCTGAAATGGAGGATAAGATAGCAGAGGTCGAAAGAAAACGTTTGGAAGACCAAGCTTCTATCTCCAATAGAGTTACTGAGGCAACTTCTGATTTGGCAAAGCTGGAATTGCAGTTGTCTGTGACCGAAAGCCCCAATGTAAGAGCAGAGATAGAAAGTGAGATTGAAGAAATACAAAACTTTATAAACGAGAAAGCCCCAAAGCTCTCTCTTGCTGTTGATACTGGTGCGGAACAAGAAAAGACTAAGATAGCTTTTGAGGAATGGAAGAATACTTCCAATGCTTGGGAGAAGTCGTTTCAAGACTTAAGTATTATAGGTACTATCTCTTTAAATCAAATGATTGACGAGATAACTAAGTTTGCAGAGGCTAATAAAGCTAATATGCCAATAGACCAATACAAAGAACTATTAGCACGGATTAAGGCTTTAAAGACCGAAGTAAATTCTCGTAACCCATTTGCTGCTCTTGCCAACCAAGTTAAAAACTTAAAAGATAAGCTGAAAGAAAGCGAAAATCCTTTTAAAGACTTATTAGCTAATATAGAAGAACTTGGAATGATGGTAAGTTCTGTAGGGAATATATTTGAGCAGATGGGATTTTCGGAAGGTGTCACTGATACTATCTCAACAGTAGGAGAAACTATACAAGGAGTTGCCCAAGCTGCTGATGGAGTTAAAGATATAATGTCGGGCAATTTTATTAGCGGTGGTATAAAGGCTGTTGGTGGTATCTGGAAAGGAGTATCAGCCATATTCAATGCCGGGAACAAGAAAATTACAAGAGAGGTTGAAAAGAGTGAGAGAAGAGTTAAGCAATTAGAGAACGCTTATAAGAATCTTGAACGTGCTGTTGATAAGTCGATGGGTAAAGCTGAAATTTCAGCGCAGAAGGCAGCTATTGCAAATCAGAAGGCACAGCTTGCAGAAGTTCAACGTCAGCTTCAACTTGAAAAGAGCCGGAAGAAGAAAAACCGCGACCAAGACAAAATCATAGAATTAGAGGGTCAAGTTACCGACTTACAGAATGCCATTGGTGATGCTACTACTAATATAGTAAACACTTTGCTCGGTACAGATGTAAAATCTGCCGCAGAAAGCTTTGCCGATTCTTGGATTTCAGCTTGGAAGGAAGGAACTGATACAATGGCAAATTTAGAGGAAAGCTTTGATGATTTAATAACAAATATGATTGTCAAGTCGCTTGCTTCTGAGATTGTCGGACAACGGTTGAAGAGTATGTTTGCTATGGTTCAGAGATTTACCGAAGAAAACTCTGCTGGCGGTGTAGGTATTACCACCGAAGAAGCCAAACAGATAGCTGACTTGGGTAAAGAGCTAATTCCTTTGATAAACGAGGACTTAAAAAACTTGATGGGTCAGCTTGGTATAGAGTTCGGTAGTGGAGTGAAAGACGCAGCCCTTTCTTCCTTACAGAAAGGAATCTCTTCGGTGACCGAAGAAACTGCTGGTGCATTAGAAGCCTATATGAATATGGTAAGCCAGCAAGTATTTCAGCAAACTACTATCATGCAGGGTATATGGGATATGACTAATGTCAATGCAGGAACGATGTCGCAGATGTTACTTCAAATGAGAAGTAGTTATCAGATACTTCAAGCCATTCAAGTTTGGACGGTAAATATTTCTACTGCCGCAGGAAATGGTGTAAATGTTAGGATATTACCCGATTAATTAGTATATTTGTAGTGAGGGAGATAGATAAAGGTCGCTCCTTTGTTGAAAGTGGTTACGGTGCACTTCTCCCTCACTATTATTAATACCGTATAAACATCGTAAATATGAAAGAAAATAATGATTTAGGAATATTGATTCCTATTAAAGAGAACAACGGACAAAAAGCGGTTAACGCACGTGATTTACATGCTTTTCTTGAAAGCAAGCAACAATTTGCTGATTGGATAAAAGGGAGAATCAGTAGATATGATTTTGAGGAAGGAAAAGATTTTGAAGTACTTTGCTTTGACTATCAAGGTAACTTATTGAATATCAGACATCATAATTTTATGAAGACTGATAATCAGCAAGTTAGTAAAATAGAATATGCACTGTCAATTGGAATGGCTAAGGAGTTGTCAATGCTTGAAAACAATGAACGAGGAAAGCAGGCAAGAAAGTATTTCATTACATGTGAGGAGAAGGCTGTTTCCGGTATCACATTGCCTAACTTCAATAATCCGGCAGAAGCCGCAAGAGCATGGGCTTTGGAGTATGAAGCAAAACAGCAGGCGTTACTTGAAGCTAAGGAGGCACAAGACAATGTTAAACGCTTGGTGCATGATTCTAAAACTTATACTGCTGGCGAGATTGCAAAGGAAGTTGGTTTGAGGTCTGCAATAGAACTTAACAATCGGTTAGCTAAGATGGAAGTTCAGTTTAAGCAAAACGGTACATGGCTATTATATGCCAAGTATGCCGACTTAGGTTACACTTCTGTTAAGCAAACTGTATTAGATAACGGACGCATTATTTATGATAGAAGGTGGACGGGTGCTGGACGTGATTTTATAGTTTCCTTGTTTAAAGAAGAATGATGGAGCATAACTTACTATACTTTTACAAAAACTCTTTGTTACGGGACTTGTGTAGCGAGTACAATAAGGAGTGGAAAGCCTGCAAGGAGGATAGAGAGAAGCTTATGCAGCTTGCCTTGCAGCAACAGAGTATTCCATATATGGCAACTTCAATGTATGAAGGCTGGGGAATGTCCGTAGACTTTTTGAAAAGGGAGTTTGCTGACTATATAAATGGGAAGCACACTTTTAACGATGTAGATGAAGTGGATGGTTATACTTACTCTATGTGGGTAGATAATCACGATTATATAACCTTAAAAGAGGACGTTTCTCACTTCGTCCAATGTGATAGCCGCATATCGGTACAAGAAACTAAATGCCCAACTATATATATATCCAATAAGTCTAATGTTCACTTGGAATTAGACGGATTCAATGCCATACGTATCTATCTGTTTGATGAAAGTGTTTTGACTATTGACTATGTAGACGTACACAGTAATGTTGTAGTCTATATGTATTCTCCCAAATGTGAAGTGAAGGTTTTAGAGAATGATGGTAAAGTAAAAATGTTCACTAAAGATTTAAGACTGTAATGATAGGAGCAAACATATATTTCGTAAAAGCTGGTATCGAAAACTATACTGACTTTACAGTCAAATGGAAAGGTCTTCGTATATTGAAGATGGACGGCTTTCTTGCACAAGGAGAACCCAAGAATATCTATACGGCTTCTTGGATTAACAGCAACAAGGAGGATGTCTTTGTACCGGATAAAGTGTGCTACAAAAATCCCGATGTAGAGATTTCGTTTATCATAGACGATTTCCATGATAGTACAGTTGATGTCCGTGCGGTTCACAAGAACTTCATTAGTTATATGACGAGTCACCAAGTGACTATCAAATCTGAATATGCTGGTGCAGAGAGCAAGTTTGTATGTTTGGATTCTTACGAACCTACAACTATAATAGTTAATCGTCCTACTGGTCGGAACTATATTATGGGTACTTTGAAGATGCACCGTGTAGACGAGAATACTTATCTTTAATCGTTAAAAATACCATCCTATGAAACAGATTAAATCACTTTCCGACAAGAGGCTTATCGTTGAATGTACGGTAAATGGTAAGCCAGCCCATTTCTTGATAGATACGGGTGCAAGTGTTGCTTTAATTGCAGAGGACAAAGTTAAGAAGTACGGACTTATCAAAGGACGTAGATTTCCAGGTACGATAGTTGGTGCTGGAGGAGAAATGAAAGATGTGTACTACTGCAACACCTTTGCGAATTTAGAGGGGAAAGACATCTCTCAATTTCTTATTGCCGATATATCGGGAGTCCGTTCAAGTATCAAGAGGGAGACGGGACTTGAAATACTTGGAATAATTTCCTTGCCCCAAATGAAGTTTGTTGGGATTCAGATAGATGCTAATGACAACTTAATAATATTAGAATAAAATGGAAAAGTTAAGAAAGATTTTAATGGATGATGATTTGGCTGAAAAGTTTTACGACTCTAAACTAGGGGGGGGTAATAAACCATTACCTCAATGGCTACAAGACATATTTCTTGCCCCTTCTGCAAATAAATATGCTGATACTCCATATACGAAGGATAGTCCAGAAATTAAAGAATTATTAGATAATGGTATTGACGTTACCGGAAAGACAAATGAAGAAATAACACTTTCATTGTTGAATACTCCTTCTGCTTATTACAATATTATTATAGCATACGAAAGCTCTGACATTGAAGGTACAGATTATGTTTTACAAGTAATTTCATCTAATACTAAAATGCCAATACAGATAATATTAATAATTAATGAATCTGGCAATGTAAAATATCGCTCTTCAACTGCTATATCTTGAAAACTTATTTTAATAAAAAAAGCACTTACTTCCCAGCAAATGCTTTAAAAATGAATAAAAAAATCATGTAACCTATCAAGTTAAGTTCTATATCTATTGCAAATATACGAAAACTTATTGATATGAGCAAGATTTATAATGGGTCTAACATTCTAACTGTTATGGAAGCTCCTTTTTTATCAACATTTACCCCATTTACTTCAAATCTAACCCATATTCCTAATACTGGTTGAATATTATTAGTAGTAGTATAAGAAGGTAAATTATTTAAGAGTGTAGATAAAGCAGTTCTTGTTCCTCCCGTATAGCTATCTCTTGCTGTTATTCTATAAGTTCCAGCACTTGCAACAGATGTTACAGCAGTCCATGTCCCATTTTTCATCATTTCAATAGAGCCAGCTTGATTAATATAAGTAGTTTCTAATCCTAAATATACATTAGAAGCATTTAATAATTTTCCAGTAGAGTTATAAGATAAATTAAATATTACAGTCATACCACAAGAATAACTATTTTTAGGTTTAGTCCAAATACTTATTCCACCTTCATTCAATGCAAAATTTCTATTTCCTGCATCGATATTATAATACATTACATATCCACCAGTAACTTTTACATTATAAACTTCGGAAGCATTTTTTATATTAATAGTAATTTTCTCTCCTTCTGGCATACAAAAAGCTCTTCCTCCTCCTAAGAAACGGAAGTATTTGCCTGCTGGGTCAGTAGTTACATAAGTTAGATTATAGCCTATGAATGGAATAGCATCTAATGTTTTTACATTCTTATCAATAGCTGATTTTATATACTGTTTTACTCTATCTGATAATGATAGATTAATAATCATTTTAGAAATATCAGCAGAAGAACTTAAAGAGGTAATAGCTTTCTCATGTGAAGCATATTGAACAATATAACCTCCGTTTTCATGTGGGAAATATATTGCTAATCCAAATCTCCAATTACCATTTGAAATTGGCATTCCACTTATTATAGTAAGTTGATTTAATGGGATTTCTATTCCCGAAGTATCTCCAATACCTTCCCAAGAACTATCTCCAAATTTAGCATTAAATGTATAGGTAGGCAAACTATTTATTTCATCACTATAAATAGTTATATTTTTAAATCCAGAAGCAGGAGCTTTTGCTGAATGATTATATCCAAAATTAGTAGGATGGTCTTCATTTAAAAAGTCAGTTGCTCTATAATATTCATTAGGTTTTGTATATCCCCATTTTCCAGTAGTAGGTATTGAACTTACCATTTCTGTTACTAAAGCTGGAACTTCATAACAAGACAATCCATAATTTGTAGATTTTCTTTCTAATGGAGTTAACTCGCTAAATTTAGCATATCTAACTGGCTTGTACTTTGCAAATTTATTAATAGAATCTGCTTTACATAATGTTCCTAAATCGGTACTTGAATAACCTATTGCTGCTGGTATATCTACTCCAATATTTAATGGAGCTATTAATCTTCCACTATTAACTGACATAGTTACCTCCTTTCGCAACTACAAACGGCTGTCTGACTGGTTTATATTTAGACCATTTGTTTATTTTACCGTTACTGTTTTTGCACAGTGTACCCAAGTCATAGCTTGAAACGCCTAAAACAGTACGCACATCTTCTATGCTTACTGGTGCTGTAATCTTTCCTCCGCTATTTGACATATCGCAAGTATTAAGTTCTTGGAGAACTTGGTGGCTTGCATTTGTGAATAATTATGTTTATCTTTGTGTAAAAGTTTAAGATACAATGTATTATAAAGAATGATATGAAAAAGAAAATGAGAGTTGTTAACGGCTTCAATGCTGCTATGGGTAGCACAAAGCCATGTTTCTTACCAAGTTCTCCAAGAACTAAATAGTTTATTTATGCCAATATCAAGTGGGAAAATCGTAGCACCCGTTAGTATTGATGATGTCCGCACAGCATTGGGTGTATCAAGTTATGATTTAGGTTATTTGTGCAAGAATACTCATGGTAAAACAAATATGTGGGCAAAGTATAAGCCCGTAATATACCCATCAGAAAATATTAATCTTACAAACTCAAATTGGTGGAAAAGTAGTAATGGGAATTGTGGTATTGATACAAGCGGTGCGCAGGCTGGTACTTATAAGGATATAGTAAGTAAAATGACTTCTGACGGAGCAAATGGATATAAGTATTCACCGCCACAAGGAGGAAGCAATGCACCTTTCCGGCTTCTTGACTTTGAAGGGTATATGCCGGAAGCAATGGCGCCAATTCACTCGTTTACAGTCCCAAAGCAAGTAGATAATCTAAGTGGCAGCACCTTTTTTGCCACAGTAGCTTATAATCCATCATCTTCAACGGGAGAAAGTCTATCGTTAAGTGATATAGGTGGATTGGTATGGCAGGGTGTGACTTATACATTAGGGGATATGTACTTTGGTGTATATATGGTTCAGAAAGGAGGAACAAGGTCGCAACGACTGACTGCTGATAGTCCGGGTACAATGCAAGTAAAAGTGCCTACAAATGGATTACCAGTAAACACATATAATGTCTATCCGTTCTTGTCTACTGTAAAACTTGGCATACTGGACGCGGATAAGGCTGCTGGCTATTTCACTTTGCCAAATACTAAGGTTGCCGAGATACAAGTAGTAAGTACCACATATAATATCATCATCAATGCTGGTATTGGAATGATTGCAACTGCATTGACCGTGACTGTCCAAGTCAAGAACCCGACAAGTTCAAGCAAGACCTTTACTAATAATTGGCTGTGGGTTCGCTTCGCTAAATATGACTTGTTTGACCCACTGATGCTTGGTGAAACAAAATTAGAGTTAGGAACATTCACTGTGGCTGCTGGTGAAACATACACAGTTATTAGAAAGATATTTGATATAGAAGCAGACGAATCCTATAAGGTCTGGGTTACTCTTGATTCATCGAGATATACAGATTCCGTAGTGCCTCTACTACCAATAACGTAACAATAGAAAAGGGGAACTTTCACAAGCTCCCCCTAACCTCTAAATAAACTATGTAATATGCAACAAATACTATTCTCCTACAAGAACTTCCTGCAAGTCCATGATGGTACTTACATTGAAGTCGTTGGAAGCGATGTACTTTCCGAAAGCGTCCTCACTCAACTTGTCATAGGTGAGTTCGTTCTCCTTGTCGCCCTCTTCTTTCATCAGCTTCTCAATGGTATTGTTGAAGTTTTGGAAATATTCATTGAGTTCCTTGCGCTCCTCAAAAGAATATTCGACTTCCTTCCCTTGTGATTGCATTTCCTGCCAGTGTTGGGCTTTCTTCTGCATCTCTTCCATTTTATCGTCTTTCAGCTTCTCGTGTGTCAGCTTGACAAATTCCTCATAGCCTTCACTGATTGGCTTAATAGCACGTAATGCTTTAATAACTTTAAACTTGTCAGCATCCTCCATCTTAGTGAGTTTGCTGTCGTTCATTGTCTTATAAACGCTTACAATTTTAGATGTTTTCATTATTATATTGTTTTTAAAATGTTTCTATAAAAAGCATCTATTTTCACAAACCGATGCTCAAAATGAATAACTTACAAAGTTTTAATAAATAAAGGCATGTTAATAGTATCTTTCCTTTTCCTCGCTCCATACAAACTGATGGTCGCAATGCTTGCATTTAGAATTGACGCCACGAGGGAGGTCAATTTCTTTTCCGCAGTTGGGACATACAGCATTATAAGGAGGATAAACTTGGATAAAGTGTCGGTTGAACTTGGCAACCCCATCCTCTCCGGAATCTCCGAACTTATCCACGTATATTTTGATAGCGTTGAGCAAGTCCTTTGCGTCGGCTGCATCAATATCCTTGTATTTCTCTTTCAAGAACTTCGCTAATATCTTTCTTAGGTCTTCTGCGTTGAAGTCAATGTCTTCAAGCTGCAAGGCAGTATCTTTGATATTTCTATCATGCTCTGCCCTAAGAAACCTTATAGTTTCTTTAATGTCCGTCCGTTTAAGATAGTCTGTAACCTCCAAGCTACATCTTTCACGGAACTTAGGTATTTGTTCTTCGGTTTTCTTTTCGTACTCTTTCCCTCTGATAGTAACCATATAGGATTGTATCTCATTGATACCAATGGCTACCATCATAGAAAAAGAGAAGTCAAGAGGAGAGAGGTTATCTACCCCTCTTGATTTCATTAAACTCTTTGTCTGCTCGTAATTAACCATTATTTCAACGCTTCTGCTTTGAGGTCTTCAATTACAGAATCAATAAGGTCACAAGCCTCTACTTCGATGTCCTTTGAGCCGTTGTAGCTTCTGTTTACTTGTCCCCCATCGGATTCAGAATAAGAGAAGTTGCCGTACTGTCCGGTAGTAGAGTTTACACTACCGTTGAATGAATCAATCAATGATTGTGAATTGATTGTAGCGTCACCTTCCAATGTGATAGTGCCAGTTGTGTTAGACACATGATAGGAAAGTCGCTTGTTGGTAAAAGTTGTTCCAGCCATTTCGTTAAATATTTAAGTTTAGACTTCACTACAAAAGTAGATAAAATCTGTGAAAGTTCCAAAAAACCTTCCTACTTTCACAAGCAAGAAGGGTATAAGAATATTAAAATCACTCTTAATGAAAAATTGAAAATCAATCTAAACTATCTTCACAGACGGTAGGCGCTTATATCCAAGCTTACACTTGAATAATTTGACGTTTCATCGAGCCACTACTTCTTAGGGAGCTTGTACTCCGGTCGTCCATAGTTGGGTTCTCACCGTCCAATCCCCGATGCGCCATCGGTTGGGTTAATACTATTTTAAATCACTCTGCGTAGCTTGGTTTTCGCTACATTAGCATTTATAAAAAGCTAAGTGCCTCTTTGTATATAAGTGCCATTTAGAATTTTATTGTACAAAATATATCATCGGCAATTTCTTTGAACCTATTAGCTAAAGACTTTAATATCTTTTCTTTGATTATATCTGAATCTTCAAAAGGTTCTTTAAAGATTCTCTCTGTTTCTTCTAAATCTGCCAATATCTGGCGCAAAGCTTTATTTATTTCCTCTGCTCCGTCCTCTGACAGACTTTTGTGTGGGCAAGTCATGATTTGACTGGCAAGAGATGATAGGTCTGCATCTACCTTACATTCAAATTGAGTAGCCTTTTGAGAAGTACCTTCTTTACCTTCAAGTTCAATACGCATCATAATAGCGTAGTTTGCAAGGTCAGTCAGCGTATCAGACACCGATTCATAATTAGGTTTCTCATTACTATTTAGCAATGACTTCAATCGGTTAAACTTATCTTCCATGCGAACAATGCCAGCTATATTGCCATGCTCTTTGATAGACTTGCCGAATGAATCGCCATAATCTTTGTTCTTATTTTCGTAGAGCGTTGCCATTTCAGCAACTATCTCTTTAAATCTTTCTATCTTACTCATGTTGTTAGTTTAATTACCTCCAAAATATTCCTCCCCAAATCGCGTAAAAAATGATTAGAGAGAAAAACCATAAAACGCTCATAAAGCCAGCTATAAAAGGATTTCCATAATCGCTAATTTTGTATAGCCAGTATATAAATGCCATGCCTATTACGACCGCAACAATGTTACTCCACGTTATCATTCTTCATTTCGTTTAAGGCTTCTCCTTCATCGACCTCTCTTTTAGGAATGGCAATTGATTGTTTAAATTCACCACCATTATCCTTAATCAGTATCTCAATCTTATTCATTGCCTCACGTTCGATGTTGCAGATTTGTTCCTTCAAATCTTTTACCTTTTCTTCATCAAGCGTTGTTTCAAGAGAAAGATAGCGGATAGTTTCGATATACTTCTGATAAAATTCGTTGCGAGAAATATCGGAAGGTGCTGGCATGAGCATGGTATTACTTTTTGCCAAGTATGAGAAGTACATACACATTACATTGGTGACTTGCAATGTATCTCCTCCAACGGCAAAGGCTGGCTCGGAAAGCGTATAAATCCATCGCTCTGTATGCTGCAATACCTTAACAATCTCTTCCGGCATTTCGTCAGCATGTTCCATCAGTTGAGAGAAGCTGAAACCTTGTACATTCCCATTCTTGTCCTTAACTTCTCCGAACTGTTTGTTTGCTTCGATGCACTCACAGAATGTTCTAAGCCACAGATAAGGATTAGAATAACCGCCACTTACTACATTGGTAAATACGTTTCTATGGAAGTTGGTAGACACAACTGAGTAATCGTCGGTAACTGCAATAGAAATTCCTCTATCGTCCAGTCTGCAATACATGTGTCCTTTGGTCTTTGGCACGAATACATAGGAAGTACCTATGAGTTTTACAAGCTGTGCCTTGCTCATTTTTGAAATATCCATATATCACTTTGGGTTAGGCGTTTATATCCAAGCTTATACTTGAACAACTTGACGTTTCATCGAACCGCTACTTCTTAGGGAGCTTGCGCTCCGGTCGTCCATAGTTGGGCTCTCACCGTCCAATCCCCGCTGCGCCATCGGTTGGGTTAATACTATTTTAAATCACTCTGCGTAGCTTGGTTTTCGCTACATTAGCATTTATTTATAAAAGCTAAGTAATACTTTATATATAAATGCTGTTATTTATTTTTCTTTTTTTCGTCCTCGTAAACTAAATACAATTTAGCTTTGACAGCTTCGTCAGATTTCAGAGAGTGGGCGTTTCTTATTCTCTTACTTTTAAGGAATGCAAGAGCTTCTTTCCGGTTGCTGATGAATGGGTATATCCACTCCGGCAATTTCTCCTCCTCAACTTTGACATCTTCCATGATAGCTTCTTGGCGTTCTTCCAGCAACTCTTCCATTGCCATTTTATTGGCTTCGTCCAAGTCCATACTTTCAATGTCAGCTTCCACAAAGTCGGGAATTGGATAACATTCAAGAATTTCTGTAAATGTCGACAAGCAGAAATCTTTAACGACTTTGACAGCTTCGTCCTTCTCTTTATTGTACCGACAAATTGCATAGTTTTCTGTTCCGTCAATCCGTCTTACAAGGCAAACTCCTTTGTTAAATTCGGAAACCTTGTCCCATGTTTTTTTAGGAAGTGACGGAATTTGAAGCGTTGCGAGGCAATCGTCTAAGTAGTTCTTTTTCTCCATTGATTTTCTGTTTTAAGATGAAGCAAAGATATGCCAAATTTGGGAAAGTTCCAAAAAATAAGGGAGAGAATTTAATCCCTCCCCACAAGAAAATTAGAAATGCAATTTGCCAGCTAAAGAATAGGTTTAAAATGCTGTTATATTATGAACCAAAAGTTTGTAGCACAAATGTAGCAATAAACTTTAGTTATTCAAAATATAAATCGGGATTTTCTACAGATTTTGTATCACCATTGCTTTTTGAAACCGGAGATATGTTGTTCAGAGAATACAGATTGATTGTCTGTATGTGGATATTGGTTAACTGAACCTTATCGCCATGTTTGGTTTCTTCCAGCTTGTTGTATATCTTCCCAGTAAGTTCAACTAAGTTGCCTACATTGAAGTTGTCGAGAATGTATCGTGTCATTGTTCCTTTTGCAAGGCATACATGATAATCTATCCTATCAGCTACCTTATAGCCTTTTTGGGTAGTAAAACCCTTTTCGCAAGTTTTGAGTTTCACCATTACCCCATAACTACCGACTTCTCTAATGTCAGTAATCCATCCTACAAGTATAGCCTTATTCATACGGATTAGACCACTCAGAGGTTTCCAACAGAGCTTCTACCATTTGATTGTCAAGAAGTGGATAGGGATAGACTATCGGTTCTCCTTCTTCTGATAATGGTTCAACTTGTGGTACAAGTTCATTATATATTCCCTCATGCAAAAGAGCTTTTGTTTCGTCTACATTCTTTCTTCTGACTTCCCAGTCTTTGTCGAACTGTTTTAAGTCCTCAATAGGTATTTCCAGCCATCTCATAATCAATTATATTTTAGTTTATAGTCATTAATTACTTTCTCAATTTGCAAAGGTGTGAGTTCGTCATAGAAACCGATAAGCTTGTAGAGAGCCATGTTTGAAAAATATCCGGACAATCCTATATCACCCCCAAGAACCACCTTTTGCGGCTTTAAATCTGTACCGTTCACTATCGTGATAATTTGATGTTTCAAATAGACCTCTTTCCCATTCATAGTAGTATTCAGCTTTCTGTTTATGTAAGTTACTCCACCCCAGTTATAAGCATTGTATGCTATATGATTTAATGAAATACTTATTCCAAAACTTGTCTGACCTACTCTTTGGTCGTATAGGAACCCACTTTTATCGGTAGTTAAAGATGGTATTACTTCCATAAACAACGTCTTGAATCCTTTCGTAACATTCTGCATTATCGCATAATCATCTATACTATCAAAGACAAAAGCACCGTCTGACCTGTAGCCGCTACTCTCTGTATACGCTGCATTGAATATCTCTGCATCATGTCCATTACCCGACAAATCGTCTATGATGTTACGGGTAGGAGAAGAATTGTCCTTAAGTGATAAGTCGTAATAGACGTCTGGTTCCGGTATCGTGACCTTGCTTCTTTTCAACCATTCTTCATTAAGTCTTTCTTTCTCGGTTTCTATTTCTTCTGGTGTCAAAGACTTGTTGTAAAGAGCGAAATAATAGATAGCTCCTTTCAAAAGTCTACTGTCTCTCTCTCTTATAATACCTAAAGTCAATGTATCAGTATCGTCTGCATTGCCTACCGTAATCGTACTCCCGTTATAGGAATTTTTAGCTTGATACGAAACGGAATCTTTTAAATTTACAGCCAGACCAGACGTATATTCACTGAAAGAATATGTAGAATCATTTCCGTATTCAAAAATGAATGCTCCATTACCAGCAACAACTGATTTTGAAGCAACAACATTTTTAGTATTGTTTTCAAGTACCCTCCTGCATATCACTGTATAATCGTCAAGAATAGGAAGTCCAGTACATATACCGTAATCATCCACTCCATCGAATACCAGTGCATCCTCATAGGCAGATGGCAGTTGGGTAATGGTGATATTACAAGTACCAACTACAGATGCAGCAAACCCGGTATATTTCTTGTAGGATATTGGCAGGTTATTGATACCATTCTTAAGATAGGTGTATGTTCCGGTACCGTCTTCGGCATAAGATACATATCTTAACTTTATATTATCCGTTATGCCTTCCACCTTTACTTTGTATGAAGATATTGTTGCGTCTACAGATGTCTGTAAAAACTTTCCGTCTGCTACCAATATTTCCGTTATGTGAATAGAAGAATCGGTGTTGGTGAAATTAGCGTTTGCTGTAGTTTTTGCAAAACCATTCCAGTTTACAGCATACTTTCCAAACCCGCTATTCAGAGCATAGGCGAAGTTCTTTAGTTGGAGTTTATTCTTCTTTACTCCAACTATTTGAGTAGGCTTGTCGCTATTGGAAAGCCCACTCATAAACCACGCATCAACTAAAGAAGGATTGAATGGGTGCTTAACTCCTCCCCCTCCCTTAGTTGATGTATGGCTCATTAGTTTACCAACATTTACTAACATAGGCTATGAATTTGTTTGAATGTCAGAACCCATGATATTGAGTTTTCCTTCTACAACAGAAAGAGTGCCATCATAGACATAAAAGTATTCGACACTGCCAGCAGGCATATAGATAGCTGCTAAGACTGGTCTTTCGTGATTAGGGTCTTCAAACGGCATATTGAAGGTAGTATCTTCATAAGCTGCAAATCGGTAAAGTCCCTCTCCTAATTTGAGAGTTTGTCCTTGCTCCACATTATATGCAGTGTCTATAACTACTGCTTGCATGTGGTTATTGTTCTTATCTCTTGCTATTCCCATTTGATTGTAAATTAATTGATTAAACTTGATATAAAGATACAAATTTAGAAATTCCCCTCCCCCCATAATTAACTTTCATTAACTACATAGGGTTTTATAAGTTTTAAGTATTCCTTTTCCATATACCAACATAAGATTTCATAAGCTGCTTGCAAAGTGAACACTCCACAGTCTTCCCGATATGAATGGTCGTAATCTCCCGTTTCAGCATCCAATAGATTAAAGTAAACATCTTGCTCTTTACTATTCACATATTCTAATGCTTCTCCCCAATCTAAAATACAGCCATCATTATCTGTAGCAATTAATACCATACTTGCGTTGCTTGTATCTACTCCTATCTTCTGCAAATGCTGCATCTGTTCAATCAACAATGTTTGATTTTTCATGTAAATTATTCTCTTTTAGTAAGTATTTAAAAAGGGCTTCTTGGGTTTGAAACAATGGTCTGTTCCACTTGGGATAATCATTCCTCAAAGAAGTAGAACCATCTGCAAGTTTATAAACCATTACAAATCTATCATCTGCATACGACCATTCAACACTTATACTACTAATAGTAGTTATACATATTGTATATCCTTGTAGGTAGAACACTGTATCTCCTACATTAAATTCGGTGTCTATTATCATAATGTCTAAGTTAATATATTACCATGTACATGGCACTCCTTTATTAAAGTGCATTTTCCAAGTTTGTTTTTTCATCGTTTTACAAATTAGGATTATCAAATTTGTTACCTACTATCTCAAAACATCTTTCAGTGCCATATCCTCCAAGAATATCTACCATATCATTTTGAGGATTTACCATTTCTGCCATGAAACACGCCTTTTCTTCCGAATACCAAATTTCATAAATAACTCCTTCTTCGTCTTGAAGCAAATCATGTTCGTAGATTTCTTTTCTATTCTTGTCGGTTTTTCCAGTAAGCTGCCCAACGGTTTCAGCCAATACGTCGTAGCAGCGTCCGTCTTCTTGGGAATATATTTGTGCTTTATCCGTAAGGATAAATCCGTTTTTATCCCTTCCGGCAGTATAGAAGAAAGAGAGATATCCATATCTCCATTCTCCCGTATCAATGTCCTTTCCTCTAAATTTTATTTTTCTTACCATAACATTATACTTTAACAATTTCAAAATCATCGGCATGTTTTTTACCAATCCATTCTCGTTTTTGCTTTTCAGTAGCGGTTTCGTAAATCGCTCCACGCTTAGATAAATGCCTTTTTCTAAAGATACTTTCTTCCCCTAATTCATAATATTCATTTCTTGACGGAGAACGACCTTTTGCCCTACACCAAAACAAGCCAGTTTCTTTATGTCTAAACTTCACTGCCATCTTTTATTTTTTAAGTCTTGCTACAAAGTCCTCCAAGTACATAGTCTGATTAATACCATGTACTTCGTTAAAGATATCTGCTATCGTTTGCCTTGCCGCTTCAATAGCCTTTTCTTCGGTTACTCTAACTGCCAGTTCGCAGTCTTGAACGGTACTAATATGTTCCTTTTCAACCACTCTAAAACATACATTCTCTTTATCTTTTCTCGTACGCGGTAAACAGTATATATTATTACATTCTTTCTGATAAAAGAAACATTTTTCACAAGGGAAATCAAGCACATTTACCACTTCTAAGGTTACTCCATCATACTCAAATCTTTCACCTATTTTTTTTTCTTCAAACATATTAGTTCCTCCTTAATCATTGTAATAAAAATATCGCATACATCATAGCATAACTCTTTTAGTCGTTTACTTTTGACTTCATCATCCAATGAATCTTGTGAACCGTGATAGGTCTGGTTCAGCCTACAATATGAGAAAGATTCACTTTCTATGTTCACCATAGTATCGTCCCCATCAAGGAAGCAATCGGGAATATCAATCAGTATTTTCATATCATTTGGTTTTTAGTTCTTCACTTAATAACAAAGTATCTATTTTGGAATAAAGTCCTTTGTCTTTAAATTTTCGTATTCTCTTGAAAAGATTACCAGTCAGACAGAATCGGTATGACTTACCTACAATATTTGGTAGGCGCTTATATCCAAGCTTACACTTGAATAACTTGACGTTTCATCGAGCCACTACTTCTTAGGGAGCTTGTACTCCGGTCGTCCATAGTTGGGCTCTCACCGTCCAATCCCCGCTGCGCCATCGGTTGGGTTAATACTATTTTAAATCACTCTGCGTAGCTTGGTTTTC